ATGTTTGTCCCTTAAGAGTGTTGTTTGTATGGTACAATAGCAAAAGCCGCCTTCGGGCGGCAATGTATGCTAGAACGGCGGTTCGTCGCTATCATAATGGTCATACGCATTATTTGCTGGCTTAGGAGGTTCTACAGGCTTCTCCTGCACTGGCGTGCTCTTACCTTGCTTCAAGCCCTTAATGTTGCGGTCTCGTACCTTCTTAGGTGCCTCTAGGTTTGCAGCAGCAATCGCACCCTTTGGCCGTTCATTGCCGGATTTAATGTAGCACTCGACAATCTTAAACCCATTAACATAATAAGTGTTGCAGTTTCCCTTACCTTTGCCGGATTTATACTGCATCCAGCCGTTGTCAACGAGTGTCTTTCTTACTTTCTCAACTGTTTTGATGTGTATGCCTGTATGTTCGGATATAGCGTCTGTACTGGGCCAGCATTTATATCCTTCACCATCTTTGGTATTGGCGCAGGCTAGGAGGTATGTCAGCACGCGGAATTCTGCGAGTGACAGATTGACACAAGAATCATTACTCTTGCACAGGAGCGTGGATAGCTCCATTGGGGAGATTGTTTTTTCCATTGTTATCCTTAGTAGATTGAGTATCCTGCAACATCATTTTCTTGACAAGAGTTAGAATAAACTTTTGCCTAGACAGTTCGCCTCTGTTCGCATCTATCCAGATGGCAACTTCCGGGTTAAGATTAAGTTGCATAATTTTCCTTGATTGATTTACTACAGAAACATTGTAACATGAACAATGCTATTTGTCAAGCTTACAGAATGCATAAACCCCGCTTAAAGCGGGTATTAGGATATGTCGTAGGAGTGCAAAACCCCGCTTTAGAGAGGTTGATAACCCCGCATTAGAGAGGTGCAAAACCCCGCTTTTTTACCGTACTAACAGATAAGAGAATAGATAAGAGAAAAGATAACTTAAGGACGTTCAATCCTTAAGACAATCATTCTTACCTTATCTCTGCTACGGCTTCGCCTCCACAGAGGAACAGATAACCATCGCTTCGCTCTGTGTTGCCCTCCTCTCGCCTACGGCTCGCGCAGTGCAACGAATAGATAAGATTGGTTTGTGTGCAATGCTTTAAGCGCGAGCGCCAGCGAGTAAGACTAATTTTTGTGGTGCAAGAGTGCAACGATAATCATAGATAATAGAAACCCCGCTTAAAGCGGGTATTTGATGTGCATTCTCAATCCACCATCCCCAAAGCCCTCTGCAAACACCCCTTACAAACCTCCACCCAAATACTCTCATAATCCGGCTCTTGTCCCATCTGTACCACAGCATCAACACAACATCCACACTCGTAGCACATACATTGTACCCACGAAGGATTTAACACCATCTCAATATCCTCTGGTGTAGCCGTCTCAGGATCGAGTGCCACTACTTTGTTGTAACGCTCTTGTGTGTAGAATGGAGCACTGGACTTATTGTATAATGGATAATTGTTCAGGAAACTTTGAATAGCTCCCTTCACCTTCGATTGTTTTGTTATCAGTTTCATTGTTTCCCCTTTCATCTTCACAAAATAACGCCACATTCAACGAACGGGCACGAAGTGCTATCCGAGTGCCACCCAGCCGAGAAAACGCCTAGATGGCTCTGAATTGCAATAGAATTCGCTCACACTTCTGTGCTGATGAAGAAATAGCAATACTCGTGGGTAGTGCTGGTCAATTCTTGTGGGGCGTTCTCCACGTAAGAGACGAATTCCCAGCCGCCCATACTTCCCGTTTCACGTTTGAACAGAAACATTTTATTCTCCTGAATGTTTGAATTGTGGTTCGTTGAATTCTGCTATATTTTCGCCTTGCTCGCAGCAAGCGCTTTCTCAAACTGCTCCTTCTGATACACAGAGGGAAACCGTGCAACATCGCCTTCCATCCACCCGCCAAACTTCGTGACGAGTGCTACAAGCTCTTTCTTGGTCATGTCATTTCTCCTGTTGGTTCTGGTTAGCATTGATTGAAAATCAATAGGTCTTCGTTCACAATGCAGCGCATACCGTTCTTTACTTCTATCCGATATGTGTGCAAGTCAACCTTTTCGATAACTACCACTGTATCGCCAGCTTCCACGGTGCAATCATCTGTGGCTGTGCTTACGTGGAATTTTTGTGCAGCCTTTGCGTTGACGAGTTTGACCATGATGTTCTCCTGTTGTGTGCCTCTCGGCTCTGTTGACCTGCCATGTAGAGAAGCATACCACACTCAAATAAGAATGCAAGAGCATTTCATAACATTTTTATGTGTGGCATCCGTGCAACGTGCGTTGTAGTTGCACAAAAGAAAAAGGCCGGATGGTATGGTCCGGCCCAAAAGGAGGTCATTACTTGGAAATGACAATGGCTTGTCACGAGCACAGAATAGTGGAATGTGTTCCGACATACCTTGAGCAGAAACAACAAAGGAGCCTTGCGGCTCCCTCTTCGTGTCCTGTTCCTCGTCATTTCTTCACAATCCCCAATGTCCCATCCTTCGCCAGCTTCACAGTGTAATGGCTATCAGGCGCATACAATGGCGCTCCTGTGATGCTGGAATGTCCAATGATGTCGCCAAACACTGTGACGTTCAGCCCCGCATCTGACAGAAGCTTGTTGTACAAAGCTTGATTCTGTGCAACATTGGCGACAATAGGAGCCACAGCATTCGCCACAACAGAGCGTTCATCCTTGCCCGAAATGTAGCCAATACCTACGCCGTCAACAGCTACAACAGCCCCTGTATATGCTGGAGTGTTTGTGCCTCCACCCGGAACAGTGATGCCGCCTAGTGCATCCTTGATGGCTTGGGAATTATCAGGAACGTTAGTTCCTCCTCCACCACATGCTGCAAGAGAGGCTGAAACGAGAATAAAGCTGACGAGACGTTTATACATAGCGCATTCCTTTCTTGTTGTGATTTATCATGCTGATAAGCTAACACACTGTTGAAAACTTTGCAACAGTAAATCATAAATAGGCTGCAAACTACTTTGCAATCCATACCGCCGAGCTGGCTTGCACGAGAAAATACGAGCAGAGCCATCTAACCCTGTGGGACGATGACGACTCTTATTTTCATACCCTTTAAACTTCCCAGCATAGCGCCCTTCTCGTTTGTTTCGGCTCATTGTCTCCCCTCACACATAAAGAGACGTATTCTTTTTAAGCTCTTCCAAAACCTTCTTGTGCAAATCTTCTGCAATTGCCTCAATTTCATCAGGCAATGCATAATAACATAATTGCCGCTTGTAGTCCCATCCAAGATTAAATGCAATCGATGCAGGAATATCTTTGTTTCCGTATGGGCGTTTGCTGCTGTGAAACTCAATCAGCCCTTGCTCGTGGTTTTGATTGAGAGTTTCATTATGGATGCAATAGCTAAAGTAAAAGCCTTTCATCACACTAATAAGGCGTTCCACTTCGCGCCCTTCAGGCATTCTCCGATCTAGCAAACTGTTCCAATATTCGGAAAGCCCTTTGTCTGTTAGTTTCATTCTTCCCTCACAAATACTATGGCATGCACAAAATCATCAATTCTCGCCTGTTCCCACCCTGCCCGAAACTGCCTATCAGCTTCGTTGTTGATTGGCTCATAATCCAATGTTCCGCCGTTCAGGAAATGATCATACCCTGCATCATATGGTGTTGGTAATGTGTTGTTCATTCTTCCTCACCTGTTCATGTAATGGACATATCGTTTAAACATGTTTACAGCCCCATAGAGACGTTTTCAGCCCTGTGTTGATGTCTACCTACTTGCGAGACTCAATCGAGCAAGGGAGACTGTTTTACAGGCTCCAGCCAGAAGGATAGAAAGACGCCTGTGGGGCGTTCTAGTGCGTTTTAGGCTTGAACCACTCTAACACATCCTGCCAGCTTCCCTCTGCTAGCGGTTCATTGAATCCATTCTCCTGTCCCCACACTTCAGCAAAGTTTTTCTTTTTAGTGTACCCGCTTGCAGGAACCACTGTGTAGATGACATTCCCGCTTTCAATGTCACAAATGCGGAAATCATCATACAAATCTCCATCAAGCGGGCAATTGTTTTTAAAGAACACATAATGCTTGTCTTGGTCAATCTTCGGAGAGTTGATAATCTCTTTTAGCTTGCCTGCCAGTTCCGTTGTTTTGACAACTAACTCGTTGTCGTCACAAAACCAGTCATACCAGCCAGCCTCAATCTGTGTTTCTCTTGATCTATCTTCAAACTTCCCTGCATCGAAATCAGCAAGGAATTGACGAATGGACTTATTAGACATTATGCTTTCTCTCTCTGTGCTGTTATTTTCTTTGCCACTTCGTCAATTTGGCGTCGCTGCCTGTCTGCGCCGGAAGTGATGCCAATCAAATCCGCCAACACATCCTCTTGCCTCTTCATGAATGCCACAGCCAGCACTTGAGCAGTATCAAAAGCGTTCATGCTCTTGTCCATTTGTGCAAGAGCCTTCTGATTCTCTTCGCCCCGAATATACTCTCTTACGTTATTCACAGCAAACTGATAAATACTGATCATTATGTGCTCATAAACATCTGGCATTATGCTTTCTCCCTGCTCTCAATAATGAAACGGATGATTGCTGCTTCCAATTCTGCCGCTCTGTCGTCCTTAGCTGCGGGAATCCCTGCCCGCATTGCTTCATCGAAAAGCTCAACCATGATGTTATCAACTAATGTACGCTCTTTGAAAGAAATCTCTTCGCGTTTCTCCATGTAAAACCGTGCGTCTGCTGAGAGCGTCATATTATTCTCCTGTCACTTTGGCAATAAGATCAACCGCCCTGTGCTTGCACAATATAACATCGCTGAGAGAGTTTCTGGAAACTGCATCAATAAGCTTTTCCAAAGCCTCCAAAAGCTCTGGCGCTGCTGCAAACAGGGTTGCGACGGCTTCAAGCTCTTCTTTAGGAGTGTCCCTATACCCTTGAACATTGGCATAGATACGATTGCGCATTAGTTCCTTTCCACCTCTCCAGCTATCGAATTCCAAGGCATAAACTGTGGTTCCTTCAACGAGGAACGGACCCGGCGTATGCTTATTGAACGTGCTCATTTCGCCACTCCCTTTTCAAATTCATCAATAGCTTTCCAGCCCTTTTCCAGCCATCTGGCGCTAACTCTCTCCTGAATCTGCTCTCCCATGCGTTTCCCTCTGCCCCAATATGTAATCACTACACCATTGGCGCTTGAGTGCATGACAGTTGCGTGGATGATGTCAAGGTAGGTGACCCGGTCGCCGGGGAGGATGTCTTTATGTTTCATTTGATCTTCCGTATTATTCCCTGCCAAGCCTTCTCTATTGTGCTCCCAGCCTCATCCGTATGCACTGCTCCCCAAAGGCAGAAGGAGAGAAAGCTGAGCAGGAGAAATGTTGTTATTGTTCGCATGTTATGCCCAAGTTTCCGAAGTGATTTGCCCAAGCTTTTTGAATTTGAACATATCACACTCTCCCATTGTATCGCACACCCAAATCCCATCCTCATATGCTGCCAGAATCAAGCCATCTGGAAGCTTTGCGTCTGGATGGTAATCCCAGCACTTTTCTATTATTTCTTCTGCTTGTGCCTTCAGTTCTGGCGAGTAGTAGCTCATTGGATGCTCCTGTGTTGTGTTGTAGGCTTGCCGTCAGCCCATGTACAGAAGCATACCGTAAGATACGGAACATTGCAAGCGATTCTTAATCTTTTTATTGTGTGGCACGTTTACAACGTTAATGTTGCTCTTATGCTACACGTTCTATTCTGACGGCTATTCGTATGTCTCCAACCTTGCTATTGCTTATACATGTGAACCCTTGAGAGAAAAACCGCATGTGTTGCATTGTCTCAGGAAACCTAGACCTAGCCGTAACTCTGCGCTGTACGGATGCATACTCCTCGACTGTCGTCTCAATCCAAAGGTATTCGCCAACCTCTAGTCGTGCTAGATTGTCATTGAATGAGCCTGTTCGTGTTTTGCTATAATTTCCCATACATTACGCCCACGCCATCGCTTGATTGTGCTTGACAACACACCGTCTGGCCTCCTCCAGCCCTAGCGCATACGCTTGTAGGATAGCCCCTAACTCAGGCTTAGTCATCCACCCTTGGCCGAACACATCCGAACACTCGCCATCGTCAGAAGTAATCCTATATAGAATGTATCCATTCCTACTGCGTTTCATGTAGTAGTGGCCTACATTGAATACTACCCGCACACCTTCTCGCACTGGCACAGTCATTGTGTCTGGCGCGCATGTCAGCCTGTTAATTTGATCAATCATTTCGTGTAGCTGTGCCTCTGTGTATCGGCTCATTATCTTACCCCTTGCAGGTTTTTATTAGACTTAACCTTTTTCAAAACAGGATCAGACCGAGTCTTCGGCGGTTCATATTCATCGTCTATAATCTCTTTAATCCAGAGTAAATCTAGCACACGCCGAAGAACATTTGACCTACTGTCACCTTGCATGAACATTTCTTTTTCAAGTTGGCGAAGATCGTCTATTGCTTCATCGTCCAATTTCTCTAATTGATCCATCATTTCCTCACCCTTTCCAATGGCAGATGATGATTGCATCTGTCAGTGAGCCCCACTGTCACCAGAGGCATAACGATAAACCAGCTTTGCATCAGCGGAGCAGGCTTAGCCGTGTACCTGTAGCAATTGTCTTTCATCGGGCAATTCTTATTGTTATTTGCACCGGGGCACATTGTTACATCAGCCACGATCAGTCTCCCACCCTGCTAAGAACAATTACATGGACACATTCCGCCACAGTGAAGCCGTTCTTGTAGCAGCGCTTAACGACTTCCTTTTCGTCAGCATTGAGCAGGAACGGCTGTTTCTGTTCGGAAAGGACAAGATTGACAAGTGTTGTGTAGTCGCCTATGTTCATTTCATTTACTCAAGAGTTTGACAACAGGGCGGCTGATATGCTCGTATTTATCGTAAAGCTTCAGAATTGCCGCTTTCTCGTCTTCGACTTCCACCGTATCTGTTATCCAGTATGTAATGCCGATGGCGTTTTTAGTCCGTCCGTGAAATTTGATTTCGTAAGTATTCATTCTGCTACCTCATCAATATACCGTTTTGCACCGTTGATTCCTGCCCGTTGTGTGACACATGCACCATCTTTCACAACGTCCCACACAGCCTCGTCGATACGCTCATAGATCAGAAAACCTTTGTATTCCTCCGGTTGAACGTTTGTGATGTATTCTGCTGGTCCGTACATAGGTTCAAACCGTTTGTGCCAAGGGTTTTTGTAGGTTGTCATTTTGTTTTGTCCTTTGATAATTACTTATAGACGTTCACACCTAATGCCCAAAGGTCTTCCGCCTCTTCCTTTAGCCATTTGTCTAAACTTTGTTTCTGTGCGTACAAAGCAACGTCTCTGTCAACATTAAACCTAGGATGAGCGCACAGCCCTTGCAATTCTTGGTATTGCTGCAATTTTTGAAGGTACGTTGCAGTTCTCTTCGCTAAATCTTTATGGTTAGTGCCCATTTTGTTTTGTCCTTTTGAGCTAGTTAAACCGGAACCCGACGATGCACAATGCGATGCTGCCCAATAGTTCCCGCATTCTCGCGGTATTCCTTCAGCCGCTGATTAGCTTCCTTGCGGGTTTCTTCGGTGCATTCAACATCCCAGCCATGTCCGTAATTACCTTGAATCTCAAATTCATCCTTCAGCTTGCGCCTTACTTTTGTCACCGTGCAATCATCCGGCATTTCTCCGCGAGCCTTTAAAGCTTTCTCGACATCTGCTGCCGACTCTTTCGGAGAGTCATTGTAAAATACAGTGTCAATGATTTTCCTACCGCGTTTGATGTTGAATGCTTGCATGGATTTCTTTCTCTGCCCTGTAGGGCGTTTCGTTGAACATGAGCACATCGTAACAGGCTTATCTACAATTTGCAAGAGATTTTAGTAAAGAAGTGTTATATACAAGCTGCCTTAGTCTTGCCATACGACCGTGATTGCACAGGTTTCCGTTCCAACTCCATCACGGTCAAGAGTTGTGTCAGACGGTAAAGGACGCTCAAACGTGTCATAATACTTTGACCATGTGCAGCCCCTCACCCATTTCTCCGCGTCTACGTAGCGGCCTGTAAAGTGTGGCACGCCTAGCCACTCACCTGTTGCACGATCAGCCGTGACAGTGAAATGACGAAGGTTTTTCATTTTGTCACCCTCTTTATTTAAAATCTTCGATAATTTCAACAGTCAGTGTTACACGCATCTTTTGATGAGAATACTTAGCTTCCCATGCAGGATTGACATTCATTCCGCCAATGTGCGGGATAGCTTGCAGTAGTGCCTGCTCTAGCGAGAACAACACATCATCTGAAGATTCCGGTGTTTGCCAAGTAAAGTCAATATGAGAGGTTGCCATTTTGTGTATTCCTTTAAATATTAGACGATGAATTGCTGTGTATCACAGGCATACGCAAAAGCATAGCACAGCCCAACAAACACGGAAACGTAAAACACGGCTGGAATGTAGCGGGACATGTTAGGCTCCTCATAAAATTGTTATGCAACACAGCATAGCACACTAACAGACTCTGTCAAGAATTTTATTTCGATGTAGCACCTACGCAACACGCACAAGCGTGGAGCCAGCCGCACCAATAACCGAACGTATGCCGCTCTCTGACTCCTTCAGCACGAAGCATTGCACGAGCTATTGCCAGTCCGTTAGCAGCTATACAGGCAACGCATGCGCTGTAGCCTTCAGCACGATCTATGCTGTTCTGTGCAAGGTAGGATTGTTGCTTGGTCATGATGGCGTCTCCGTTGTGTGTCTCTATAGCTTAGACTAAGATACGGAACAATCAAGAAGAATTTTATACAATCTTGTGAAAATAATGCTTGCGTTTGTTGGCGGAGTAGGATATGCTGTACTTGTATCAGACGAAGAGCGGAACACGGCTAACCTACGGTTTGACTAATCCAACCCTGCGCGAAAGGTTTGTAAGAATGCAGACAAAAGAAAAGCCGCCCGAAGGCGGCTGTGTCATTGTTTAGCGTTAAACGCTAGGTAGTTTTTTAGATACTCAATCCCCATGCTTAAGCCAGCAATATCCGATCCAATCTCTTTGTCTACAGGCGTCAAAGCCTTTCCTACAACGTTGGAATAATCAAGCGTAGTCGTCGCCCGATCGTTGCGGATAGCCAATACAACATTTTCCGAAAGAAGGTATTTGTTCGCGCGCTCAAGATGGTACAGAACAGTTTCAATTGAGCGCACTTGCGCGGCAGTGAGTTTAGCCATGATGTGCCTTATTTGTATTGCTTCGCCATGAATTCCTGCTCATCATACCCGAACAGTTTTCCGTCTGTGTTGTGTGGTCGCACCACTTCACGCCATACGCTAAAGCCTGCACCTAGCGGAGCCTCATCGTTCCACCAGTAGCCAGCATGTAGGGCAGGGCCAGCCATAAAGCGATCTGTGACATATTGTGTTCCGAATTTACCTATGAAAGTGTGTTTGCTCATTTTATGCTCCCCAATAGCGACCGGCACGTTTATTATATTCCAAATACTCATCAAAAGGAACAGACGTGAGGCTCTCTTTCCAAGCTCTGTATGCAGCGCGCGTGATGTGGTTCATGTTTACCTCCAATTTTTAGACCAAGTGGCAGCGTATCGCGGCAAATCTGCCAGCAATTCATCTTTTGTTGCGTATGTAGCGCCAACTTGCGAGTATGTACCGTCGCACAACACAACAAAGCGCCAGCCTACGCCCGGTTGCTTTCCGTAGTACAGCGCGCAAGCATCGGAGATTTTCTCTCCAGTTACTTTGTCATGCTCTGCCGGTTCGCTGTAACGTGTAGCAGAGAGAGGAAAGAACGTCCAAGTTTTATGGCTCATTTGTTGCTCCTGTTAGTTTTTCCAGCAATCAAAAATTCTATTGAGCGTGCGATTATAGACAGTGTACCAATTACCAGTCGGAGGCACAAGCTCTACTTGCTGATTCGTTTCCTGATAGTAGTCAAACAAAATTTTAGCTTCATGCTCTGTGTAAGAGCCTTCGAACGTGTCACCAGAGAGGTTAGTCCAACGAAGAATCCAATCTTTCATGTTAGACCCCAAAGGTTTCTGTTTCGAATGCATAGATACGCTCTCTATATTCGACATATCCGGCAATGCTTTCAAGACTGCCAGCCGAGATTACTTTGTGTTGCCCTTGGTAGGTGTAGAACAATACAAATTTGTGAGTGATGCGAGCTTTCTTGCTAGCATGTGCGCGAATGTTCAGCTTGTCCGGATTCGCATATGTGATGTCACCCATGTTTCCGACGGTGATGCCCTCAAGCTTTTTAAAATTACCAGTGTTCATCAATTGCGCCGCATGGTGGATGGCACCGGATGAAATAGCACGCTGCAAGATTGCTTGAAATTCCTTGTGTGTCATGCTTGCATCCCTCCGTAAGAATGTATGTTTGATGTGTCCATCTTAGGCCAGCTAACAGGCAGAGTCAAGAGAAAGTAGCAAGAAAGTTAGAAAATAGTTGTATATAACACTTATCTCGTTGTTTTTATTAGTGTTCCTGCCGTTCGTAAGCCTCCCTCCTGCCTCATACTAGACACATCGGAGCTACAGACAATCCCTGTAAAGCCTGCCGATAAGCCCTAGCCAGAGCAAACATGCATTCTATCCGCAGCTTTACAGGCAAACAAAAGGGCTGCTCTCGCCAGCCCCTCTACAAATGCTGCATGTCCCTAGAAAAGCCTTGTCTCTGACAGCTTCAGGGGATTCACATGCCCCCTCGTTGGTCACATAGGTTTGAAATTATCGGCAAAGGAATCCAGATTCATTTCCTAGAATTTTATACAGTTTGGAAATGAACTTTACACCCTCTCCAAAAACTGAATATGGTCCAAGTCGTAAATGATTAGCTTGTCACGGTAGTTATAAAACTTCACCCACACAGTTGTCTTGTTCACCTTAACAACTTCACCATATCCAAACTGAGGGAGTTTGTCGAGTACTTGCATTCCTTCTTTGATTTGGTGGTATTCCATGTCAACTTTCTTCCTCATAAAATGCCAAAACAAAAATCAAGAACATTACACAAAACACGATTGCTACAACAACTGCAAATCCAAACTCGTCAGGTAGCCTCTCAACAGGAGGCTCGCTAACTCGTGCAGGTTGCTCTGTGTAGGCACTACTGCCGCCTGTGCCATGAGCAGCCCCTATAGCCCCTCTGAGGGCGATTGCATGAGGGCTTGTTGCTGCGGAATGTGCTGCGCTTACTGGCATAATCTCTCCCTGCTCTTCAAATAATTATTACCAATCATATCACAATTTCTCCTAAAATGGTTCGACTAAAAGGCCCGATGTCGGGCCTCTATTTGCAGCTATTGCTTCGCTGGCGCGAGTAATGGTGTTTCTTTCGTCAGGCATTGTCCGAGCGCGTTATATTGCATGTCCAAACATTTTTGCTCGTCAATTTCGTTAAACTCGCCAATCAGACGCTTATACACGCACACTGCACCTTTGACGATATAGCGACTATTGCACATTGCACGCCGTATATCCTCAGACGGATCAGGTGGGCGCTGCCCTCCCACGGTGCAACCGATCCCCAACAGGCCGCACCAGTCGTATTCAGGGTGGCTTCCCGGTGGTGGTGGGACATCAGTTGTAGGTGGGTTGAGCGGGTCTATTGGCGGAGGCCGCTTACCGGGAACATACACGCACGCTATTGCAGCAGGACGGCCCGGTGCGGGCAAACAGTTTGCAGCCATTCGTTCATAACGGTTTTCATCAGAATATGCATTGCCGGGGTCCTCCCCGCCACTAGAGCCGGGATTATCTGTTGGCGAAAGATCGGGAGGCGGTAGCGGATCATATGGCGACGGATATTCAGGATCAGGTCGCTCGCCGGGGACATCAACCGTTTGCATGTATGGCGTTCTACCAGAGGCAGGGTCGGCAGATTCGCCGGAACTTCCTGAGTCGTCTTTTTGGGGCGCAGTGCGTGATTCCCGACCGCTTCGCATTGCAGCATTCGTAGGCATTGCCACATTGGCGCTATTGAATTGCTCTAACACATCCCAAAAGCGCTCATTAAATACGCCTATGGCGAACGATTGACGAGCGCTTGCATCGGGCGTTAGGTTTTCGCTTTGTTCAAACCAGACAACGGGCGATTCCCCATCTAGCGCTATATCTGCACGAACAGAAATTCCTTGCATCAGTTTGACAGGAACGATTGGCAAGCATTTTTCTTCAGCATTACCACGTTTCCCGCACAGGACGTAATAGCCAGTGTCTGCATTGACACCAACTGAATACCGAAAGCCACTACCTGTTGTTAAGCTTTGCGCTCCTACAGGCAACGAATAACCAGCCTTGAACAGCGTTGCACCTGTGAGATATACTGCGGGCGTGCTAGAGGCAGTAGTAATTCCGGCATCACGCGCACCACAGGCTAAAAGGCAAGCCGCAACGGATGCACTTAAAAGCAAGTTTCTCATACATCACTCCAATGGGTTGAGGAAAGGCACCTATGGCAAAAGCCTAGTGCCAATGCCACAATATGCGACTTGATGAGGCCGGAATTGATTTGGAACAGAGAGAAAATAAAAGCTATGAGAGCGCCTTTGCAATGTCAAGCTGTACAGGCTTTCCATGTCACACAGTAAATTGGTGGGCGGAATCATCCATATTATTCTCCTCAAATTCCCCATGTCCACAACACAATAATAGTCGCCATAGTGCCAAAGAACGTCCCGTAAATCATCACAACATTCCACAAGGCGGAATTCTTTTCCATCGCTCGCACGAACAACATCAAGCCTGCAAAGAACAACACCACTGTAATTGTGACGCCTAGCACGCCTCCGTAGAGCGCAACAGGGAAGAGCGAGATACAGAGCGTGAAGATGGCTGAAAGGCTGCGGAGGGCGTTGTTCATTATTCTCCCACGCGAATGTTTACAGGCTCCCCGTCTACAGCGATATGCCAGCACTCATCTTCAGGAAATGAGCCGTCAATGTGGATGTCGGCAACACACCTGTCTTTTGCAATTTCCAATGCTTCTTCCTCAGACTCTGCTTCCACTTCTGTCCAGCATGACACAGTGATTTGGGCGTTAATTTGGTATTTCATTTCTTCTCCCAACTAGGCAAAAGGTTATCGCCAGTGATACGATTCCATTGTTGATACCATTGAGCCACCCAGTTCTTCAAAATGATGTCGTTTTCATTCTCAGCCTTCGTTTCACACTCACGTAACATTGTCCAAAAAGAATGCATGACGTTGTTTTGTTCGTGGGTTGGGATGGTGTAATCTTTCATTATCCTTCCCTCCGCTTTTCCTCAATAGCCATCTTAACTAGAGCTTCCAAATTGAGCAGCTTGTCGAGCGATGGAGATTCGTCCACACCCATAAAATCGCCCATTTCGAAGCGTACAAAATGCGTTCTGATGTAGGCAGCTACTAACTTTGAGTTTGTGTTGTTCATTTTGTTCTCCTTACAAACTTTTCATGCCACGGAATGCTTCAGTCACGCGCTCCCGCCACTCAGTTTTGGGGAAGTTGTGTGCGTACAGGAAGGCAATTAACTCCCCGGCAGAGAATCCTCCTCGACAGTGGCCAGTAACCATAGCCTCTTGGGGTGCGTAAACATGACAGTAAACTTCGTATGCCATCATCGTCACAACTTGTGGGGCGTATGCTTGCTCGTAGTCACGCTTGCGCTGCACCGGATGCACAGCAATTGCAGATTGTTCGTTCATTTATTCTCCTATTATTGGCCCATGTACGTAAGCATAAGGCTTTTAAGATTGGCTGTCAAGGGCTGATAAGAATTTTATTTGTTTTGTTGGTTGAGGGCTGCGCTGATCAACGCTCTGGCTAGTCGGAGGATGCATTTTGGGTCTTCGTCTCCATAATCCTGCTCAGCAGCAATCTGCAAAATACGGTCGTCTGTCAAAGGTGCGGCCGCGTCGATGACTCGGCACAGCAGTTCGTGTGCGGCATCGGCTTGGGCACTCGTTGCATAGCGCAGGGTAATCTTCGGACCTTGAAGGTCGGACACCATTGTGCTGCCGGTGTAGCTGTCGCGCAGAGCATGCGTGCTGGCCTGCCAAATTCGCCATGCCCGGAACAGGTGGCGGTCGTTGTAATCGCCGTGTGCATCTGTCCTGTAATCGTACAAATGCGGCCTCGTTAGCATTCTCCACTCGGTCTCAAACAGCGCCCGCTCGTCCGCCTGTTCGCTCACGGCGCGGGCCTTGTCCACAATAGGCTGAAGCGCTTTACGGGCGTCTTGCGGGATGATTTGCTCCCATTCATCAAAAAACTGTACCAGTTCATGCATGATTGTCTCCTTTCTGGCTGTCGTCTGCCGGGGTGGGCTTGAGTACCCCACGCAAGTGTTAAGTTCCATTCTCTTCTCCACCAAATTGTTAATATTTGCTCACGATAACATTCTTATGTTGTGCTGTCAAGCATTATGTTTAAGCGCATTACGAATTTCGTTAATCATACCGTTCAGCCTCTCCTGAAATTCCCTTTTTGTGGCAACATCCTGCTCTGTTAGCATCTTTTTGCATTTCTCAACTTCACGTTCAACAGTCTCTGTATTCCCACGCTCCGCAAGACTCTCAGCCACATCTACACCAGCCTCCTTTGCCAGAGAGTTAATCACAGCCTCAATAAACGGAGGCCTGCCATAAATGTGCGGCAGTCGTCGGTAGAGCCACAGCATTGTGTTTAGCGTTTCGGATGAGTTCATTGTTGTTCTCCAATCAAAGCTTTAATGTTCTCTACAATATCCTCTTGCGACATTTCACCTTCCTCAATATCCGTGATGAGGTTGCGGAGGTGGGTTTTTACGTAAGTGAGTTGTCGCATTGCTGCATCAAGCTCTAGCTGCTGGAATTGTTGGCGGAAGTCGCTCATTGTTGTTCTCCAAGGAGAGCTTCTAAGCGAGTGTTCCCATCCCCTCCATAGGGGATGCATTGCAAGTCCCATTCAGAAGGCAGGTCTTTGGCGCTAAACACTTCTCGCTCAACGTCAATAATAGCTGGGCTGTCTGAAGCAATTTCACGCCAGTTGTTCATTGCGTTGCAATAGGCATCACTTTCATCTTCGCCCATAACAACAGCCCTAATTCTAAATTCTACTACGAACGGTTTCATTGTTCTTCCTTCTGCAAAGCTTCTTCAGCAAACTCTTTCCACCCTTTCCAATTAGGGACCACGCTCGCCCAAGTTCCCTCGATGTGTTCGTAGCTAAGCCACTTCTTGAAATCACTCTTAGACTTCACTTCTACGTGGCTGGTATCCCATGTCCAGTGGTCACTATCCACACTCTTTCTCTCCGAGAGATAAGCTACGAAGAATGCTCCAGAATCGATTACTAGTGCAGCAGGGCAGAATCTATCATGCCAGTAGTCTCCGGGTTGTGGGTTCAGTAAGTGTTCATTATCTAGCTGGCGTTGTCGGTTGTTCATTGTTCCTCCCTCTTATCCCTACGCTCCCATTTGCGAGCGTCTTTATGTTTCCCTTGCGGAGCCTTCCCTTTGGCTTTCTTGTAAGCCTTTTCGAATGTGGAGTTGTTTTGCATGTTATACACACCTCCGTTGAATTTTACCGCAACATGGGCAAGAGCGAAATTGTTCGTAATAGCGCCACACGGAGTTCCACTTAGCTTCGCTCCAGACGGAGTATTTATGACGAAATGGGAAGCACATTATTTGTCCTCAGTAATTTTCAATGCCAGAAAATCCTTCTCAGCCTCTTGCTTCAGTTGCTCACAAAAGCTTGGCTTGACAAACTCCCAAGGCTCCACTTTACGGCCTAGAAGCTTCTCGGCGTAGGCACAGACATCTGGAAAGTTGTTGCCGAACATGACGCCTGTGTAGGCTGAGATGATGGTGGCTTCTTGGCGGGTCATTTCTTTTCACCTTTTGCAGAGCAGAACAGGATTCCAATGGATGTATCACTATTCCGTTGCTTTCGGATTTCAGTGGCAGCAGCTTGACAAGCTTCTAGTGAATTAAATTCGATGCCTACGAGCGAGGAAGGCTTGCTGTAGATGCTCAGGAAAACAACTAGGATGTAGGTCATTCGTCAACCCCCTTCGTCAGCAAATACATCTGCTTAGAATATTTCGCAATACGTCCAATCTGGTTCTGCTTCAGGCTCTCAGCTAGATTGCACATCGTATCGTGAATCTTTACGACATGGGCGATGGAATTGCTGCGGACACGCTTAATGTATTCCTCGTAAGCCTCGCCTTCACGTTTCGTCATAGCCACAACAGCATCAACAACCTCAGCACTGAATTTCTGGCGAAGCTCTTCTTCAGTGCAGGCAGTGTCTTCTAGGATGTCGTGGAGGTAGGCTACATCCACTTCTGCCCCATAATAATTGGCATCCAACACACTGTCCACTACGCAACTCAAGTGATAGATGTAGGTGTGTTCTCCATATTTTTGACCGTTGTGATATTTAAGGGCCAGCCCAACAGCAGCACCATGATTCATGCAAGTTCTCCCTTGTTAAGAATCTTCAATATGTTACGCAGTGACATTATCTTGCCATAACAATTTTAAGGAGTCAAGAGAAATTTTCGAAGCTACAAAAGAAAAAGCCCGCACAAAGGCGGGCAAAGGACCACAGCGGTAAGTATATCAGACGGCACCGGGCACCTTCAGGATACGGGCCAAAGCCTGAGCCAGATCAAGAATCGCTTGGTCAACGACAGGCTTTGGTGCATCGGTTGCAACAGGTTCCATCAACGTAGGAGACTGCGAGCTTACGCGGGCAAGTTCTTCTTGGTAACGCTTCATGGCAGCAGCGCTACGGCGTGAACGTTCCTCAGCAGTCTTCTTGTTGTACTTCCTCTTGGTTTTAGTTTCTACAACAGCGCCTTCTGGCTGATGCGCAGTGGCTTTCTGCCCTTCTTGCTTGTCGCCCTGCCGGCGATTGTGCTCATCCTGTAGTGCCTGCGCGAATTCCGCGAGCGAGCTTGGTGCAGCTTCTTGTTTAGGTTGCTCCTGTTGGACAAGAACAAGGTTAGCGTCATTCAGACGGCTAGGACGTTTATTCATCGTCTTGGGCAGACGCTGACGAATAACGAGCATGTCAGGATTGATGTGCTCGTGTTGTGCAAATGCCAGCGCCACTTTCTTGGCATCTTCGGCACTGAGGGGCTCTGTAGCCATGTAGTAGTCGATGCCAACGGTAATACGTTGCCCTTCCGTAATCATGTCAATCCTGCCGTTTTCCTTCGTCTCAGGAAGGAAAATCACTGCCTTGTTCGAAATTGGTGCAAAGCGAGGGATTACGGCGGTCATCGTAGCGTCTTTCATGTTCAATTCTCCTTAAGTTTGTATTCAGTTAGTTTGTTGTACAGCCACCTAGCAGGGCAGCTAGGGCAATCTTGACATTCCACCTTGTCTCTGCTTGCTGTCCATGAGTGACACTATAAAACAACATTCCCAGCAACACAAGAAAAATTTTAACCGTGCGCTCTAAAATCTATTGCCGTTTGCTGTACATCATGCTATGGGAAGTTACCTATGGTCAACAAGACAACTGTATGGAATGTGGCAATGCAACAATCTCACATGTGTAACTCCCTCTAGAATGTGCTTGTAAGATTCTTATGAATGGGTTATCGTGTCTACACAAAGTAACCGAATGTCACAGCAAACGATATGACCAGACAACCCATATTTTGTTGCATATTTGCGACAAGCTCTGTCACACCTGTAGCGACAACCCCTGTCGTAGATTTTGCGACAAGCTCTGTCGTAGCAGGTATGACACCTGCCCATACATCTATTCTCCTTGTGCCTCTTGGGGCGGCACTGCTGGCCTCTTCTCGAACATCCTCTCCCTTACACGCGAGAACGTGTAGCCCTCCTGATTCATATAAAACAGTAGTTCAAACCACTCTTCGAAAAGTGGCGTTGTCGCCACGCGGCCGACCGAGGTTTCCTTAAAGCAAAACCACCCGCACTCCCCTGTTATGGCATCCACGCCATAGCAGTATGGCACTTCTGCGTCCGTATGATAGGGTGTGTAATGACGGCTCACAGCCGTTTCCTTTCCTGCTCGCGTAATGGGAATGACGTTCTCTTTGCTGTCCATCTGGAGGCTCCTATGACGTAACACAAGGTTTTCTAACAGGGCATTCCTGCCCCAATGTGAACTACCACCACTGACATATGCTGTATCCGTAGCCTCTCACGGCTGTGGCTGCTATCGCTTGTCTGATGTCACATTATTGTCATTATTACCACAAGACATCCCTTTAGATGGGGAGGGGAAAGCTTTGCCTATAAGAATTGTTTCTATTGGAAAACAATGCTTCAAGGCGATTTTTCATGCTGGAAATAGGCAGGGATACGCTCGCCTGCTTTCAACGAAAGCAGGCTCGCTGCGCCAAGTATGGAAGGGCTTTTGTGGGGATTTGCACAGGGCAGAAAAGCCGTGCGGAGGGGAATTATACAGGAAAAGGAGAAGCCCCCTCGTTGGTGACACAGGTTTGAAATGTTTCAAGAGGGGATCGAAGTTGGATTTATATTGAATTATAAAAATCGAATCTCAACTTTGTCCTGTGTTCCACCATGCAAAACCGCACACAATAACTGCTATCAGCATGTACGCCCCAACAATTAGCCTTCCCCACGGTTCCCATTCTCGAATATCGAACGAAGCGACAGTGAATGCACCAACAAGAAAGATAAATACAGGCAGCAGCACTGCCAGAATAAGGAAGAAGTGCTTCTTCATTTGTTCTTCCTCGCTTCCATCATGGCATCGACAACGCGCGTCACCATATTTGCTAGCACATCAGGAGAGCGCATCAACGCACTAGGATCAACGAGGATGGATTGAAGAGTTACCATCGCATATTCATCCCACAGCGTCTTCTCAGGAATGTTAGCAGCCATGCGGGTTGCCATTTCCATGCGCAATGCGAGTTTGTCGGCTTCTGTTACAAAGTGTTCTGTTACCAGATGTTCATTGCACTTCTCGCCAACTAGGAAGGTCTCAGCGGGTAGGGTGTCTCCAACAACGAGACAATCGTCTGGATCAATGCCAACATTCCTATCTTCGATGAGCGGGTACATTTTATAACCATCGTATTGTACAACACGGTTTTCAACCTCATGTACCTCACCAACTTTGTACCAATTGTCAACATCTGCTTTAATCACTTTAACCTTCATGCCGCAAGCCCTCCAGAGTTATTTGAAATCAATACTACTAAATAAACTGCGTAGGCTGCTACAACAACCCACGCAAGGATTTGTTTAAGATTCATTTTTATAGGCAGCTTTCTTACGTGTTGCAAGCATCCTTCCTCCGTAGTACACTACTTTCTCCGCGTCGTAGATGCCTTCTTCGTCTTGCCCCTTCTTCTTTTTACCAAGGGTTCGGGCAGCACACGACCTCCAGATTGCCTTGAATGCACATCCTTCAGCAAACGTCATACCTAAAGATTCAATGATGTCTTCAGCTTCTGCGCAGTACGGAGCGAGACGTTTTGGTTCGTTGATTTCGACAATGTAATAATCTACATTGTTTCCGCTAAATTCCTTCTGCTCGCCTGCGATTTCTGCATCCTTTCCTACAGCCTCAAAGGCTGTCTTATAGTACGCACTACAATCTCCCTCATCGTTGATGATTGTGTAGCAAGCCTTCGTCTCTTCCAGAACGTCATACACACGTCCGATTGTCAGATAATTTTCTCCATCGTAGTTGTCTACACACTTCACTTGTTTCATGTTACATTCCTCCTTAAGAATTTTGTTGAGACAATCGACATTGTACGGGGCTTGTAGAGGGATGTCAAGTGCTGTTCGCGTAAGAATGTTGTTCATGTTACGTGAACATAGTTGTAGAGTGAACACAACAAGGGGCTTGACAGGGCTCAGAGAAGTGTTCTAGAATGCGACATCAACTTACAACACAAGGAGGAATGTTATGAAGCAGCAGTATCCTGTTGGTAGCGTCTGCGTAATCGTAGAGACTCGCTTCCCCAAGCTCCGGGGAGTTGAACTGACCATCACAGAACCACTTACCGAGTGGTACGCACCAGATGTGGGGAGGTGGGAAGGATATTCGTGTGATCTTACACACGAAGGAAGGCCATTTAAACCAAGGCATGAATGTTTGCGACTTAAAAGGTACCCTCCTGACGTAGACGCATGGTGCAACACCACTATGAAGAATTTGCTGAAGCCTTTGCCTAATGAGGAAATCAAGAAGCTTGCGGAGGAATTGTATGAAATCTGAAATGAACAAAGTAATTGATCTGTACGCAGATAATCTCAAAACTTTGGTGGAGAACATCATCACTGTAGGAGGTAATCCTATGATTGTTTTCGAACGATATTCTGAACTACTTAAGACGCTATCTGCCAATGGTATTCGTCTTAAGTGTGAGATTGAGGAGATGGAATGAGTCTTGCAGCGTGGTTCAAGAACCTGAAGCAGAAAACGCCATCGTTCAGCACTGCTGATTACCACAAGGAAGAATTGAAAAAAGCGGAGCGTCTAAAACCTTTAGATAATGGGTGGGCAAAGAAATACCACACAGAGCAACTAGAGAAATCACTTCCTAAAGAAGTGGAGCGATTAAAGCGCTTACTGGCAGAGGCTTACACAGAACGCAAGACGCCAACGAAACAAGATGTCCTCACTCAGCTTCAAAAATTTTCTGAAGCTTGTGAAGCGAAGGCACACCAGAAGTTATTGGGCGTGAGTAACGAGTCTGAGGTATCAAAGATTATCACTGCTACTTGGTATAACGAGTGTGGTAAGCTCCTCTATCTATTCTTTGATGATCTGAATGTCCAGATGGAGTATGTGGAAGAGAAAGTGAAGCAGTATGCTGAAAAGGGTTTGGATGAAGGGGTGAAAGATGATTGAACGCCCTCCCGAACCTTGCCACGATAACGACCAAACACGACCAGAAGTTGACGAAAGAATTCTGGAAGAGCTTGGATTTAATTTACTAAAACCTACAAATAGGGACGACAATGTACGAGATTGAACGTTGAGGCTCGCCCTAGCAGCCATCTTGCTTGCCTCTGTGAGCCATGTGAAGGCGTCTGTGAGTGATGAAGCCTGCCTTCAGTACAGTGTGTTTAGGGAGGCAAGCGGTGAGTCTGTACGCGGTGTAGCAGCAACACTGCAAACCATCAAGAACAGGGCAAGGAAGCGTGGGCTGACAGTGTGCGAGACAATCAGGGAACACAATCAGTTTAGCTGGTACAAGCGCGGTAAGATTTCTACGAAGCTACCTACAAAGTTCTTGCAGAAGTATAAGATCGCTGCTACACTGCCTGCTGTTGTAGAAGACTGCACGGAATTCTTTCACCACAGGAGGATTAAGCCTTGGTGGGCGAGAGGCAAGAAGGGGAAACGTGTAGGTAATCAAATTTACTATTGTTAAGGAGAGAGAACATGGGCGTATCATACAGTGCAGTGTTGGCAGTTGGTCGTGAGTTTGACGAAAAATACGATGTCGAGCAGTTTGTAAGGGAATATCTAACGTTGTCTGACGAGGATGAAGCTTACATTGATGATGAAGGGATTTCAGAGTTTTTGTACAGCAAGAAGGATTGGCCCACTTGTGAGTGTCTCGATTTGTACCACGGCGATCCGTATTACATTGGGTTTAAGCTGAATCCGCGAGACACTGAACGTTTTGCTGAAAATGTGGCTGATGCTATTGAGAAATGGAACAAAATGTTCCCTAATCATCCAGCAGAAATTATTCATACTGTGCGTATTAGCTAAGGATAAAACATGAAAGGTTTATATTCATTCTTTTGGGATTGTGGTCGGATGGGCGAAGTGTCGGGTACGTTTATTGCTGACAGTGAAGAAGTTGCTAAAGCAATTGGGAAGAGTGTTTATTTTGGAGAAATCCTTGGTAAGCACTCCGAGGTGTTTGGGACGCTTGATGAAGGCGACATTGAACTTAAAACTGACAATCAGGAATTCATCACAATGTTTGAGAGCATCTTGGGCGAAAATTGGAGCACTGGCTACAATCCTCTAGACTATCTGCCAGAGGATAAAGAATAGTGCCACGTTTTTATAGAGCACAGCCAGCAAAACACATCTATGGCATCCTGCACAGCCCCACTAACCAGTTTATCTCATTTGGTGCAAAGGCTGCATGGAATGGTAGCGGCCCTGCCAAGAGCGCTTTCAATCTGCATGTTGGAGAGCCGCTGGAAGATTGTGCGGATTATGTGTTGGTGGACTTAACTGAAGTTTATTTTACACTAGAGGGGTTGAACAAATGAATGTATCAGAATTCAGGCATCTTTATGTACTTGGACACTCAGAAGTGGGTGGCGACGGTTGCACTGTCGTAGAAGCAGGGGATTGGGAAACCGAACACAAGATGCAATACAAAACTGACATTTACGCTGTTGGTGAAGAGCACTTTGCTGTGGACTTTACCCGTTCGAACAGCGGATATTGGAGTGATAGCGAGTGGTACGAACCAGAGGTGCGGAAAGTGACTCCTAAGCTAGAGACCATCACTGTCGTTCGATGGGTGAGTGCGGAGGACAAATGAAGAACCTAATGGCATACAAAACCAATCTTGGCATGTACATTGCTGAGAGTGGCAGCTATGGCTACACATCCGGCTTTACCAGTGCCGTAGGCAGCTTGGATCGTTGGAAGGTGAACGGAAAACTTTTGAGTGATATTGCACAACCAACTTTCTTTCCAAAGTGGGTGTTCTTGCAAGGTGTTGATGAAATCACGAGCATTGAAGATTTGAAGCGAGGCAGCACGCAAACTATTGGCTTCACCCTCAAGCTTCCTACTCTGGCAAACGAGGAAATTCCTCTGAATCTGTCGATTGAGCAAGTGGAGCAGTATTGGAATGATGATCTGGACGACACAGCATGGAAACACTTTAACGAGTACCGTGCTCTGTATAAGCCTGTTACAGAAACCCTTCCTGACTCGTGGGAGCCTATTGAGTTTAGCGTGAACGTTATTCAGCATCTTCAGATTGATAAGGTGGAAAACCCTATTGAGATGAAAGTGAGCATGCTTGAAAGCTCTGGTTGGAGCAGTCGTACAGGGGAATACGAGTTGTCCAGCATTGTCCGCTACAGTGACATCGAGAAGATGCTGACGCCAGAATTCTTGCTGCATGAGCGTCCATGCTCGCTGTCCTCAGAGCAGGTGTATAAGATTGTTCGTGATTATGTCCGCACACACATCGATGGGAAATACGCTCGAATCACATCAGACTATGATTTCTGTTTCACTGTAAAGCGTAAGATTGCTATTAAGCCTTACAATGTGCAGAAGACTGTTAAGAACACTCCTCGCGGCCGACCTAAGTTTGTTACCCAATCTGTAGAGCACAAGGAAGTGGATTTGTTTGAGATGACGTATTCACCAAACAATTACAAGGGCTACACGCCGATTGCAGGATGGCAGGCCAACAACCTGAAAGAGATGGCAGTGCAAATTAAGAACTATCTGGAAGAGTTGATGGAGGAAATCAATCGTCCTGTGCAGGAATGCTCTGCTTGTGGAGGGACTGGTTGTGTTGATGTTGGCAAGATTGAGACGAATAAACGTTAAGGAGAACAAGCGTGAATTTGATCGATGCAAAAGTAGGAATGAAAGTGTTTGACGTAATTGAGCCGGGTCTTGAGGGCGTGATTGTGTCTGTTACAGAAGATGGTGTACGGGCAGAATTCGAGGATAATCCCGACGAGAATCATACGTACAACCACACAGATATTCAATATTTGGTGGAGGCATAATGAACAAGAATGGAAAACTACTGTACTATGGTGTGAATGAAGATGGTGTAGTATTTTTGTACCCTCCAGTGACCGATGACGAAGACCCTGCGTGGTTGATTGAGCTACACGACAACCATGTTGAACTGCGGGAGAACAGTAACCCGGCAGAATTTATCCAGTATTTCACAGATATGGAAGACGCCATCAACGAGGCAGAGAGGATATTTGGGCTGCTTCCACGGAAAGTAATGGAGTCACACGGAGGGTTGAATTGATTAAGTTTCTTATTGGTTGTGTCGGGTACGCCTTCCTTGGCGCTATTCTTGACTCCGTTGGCATCGATTGGCACAGTTGGAAGTTTTATGCTGTGTTGGGTATTGTGTTCCTTCTTGAGGTCAATGAAGGCTATTTCACTAAGAAGAAAACCATTAAAAATTGTGTCAAGATTGTGGAGCGTGAGCGATGAATAAACTAGAACACATAAAAGCTCTACACGAAGCATTCTTGTGTGTGAAGCCTGTTGAGTTTTATGGGCAGAAGCTTCATGTGTTGGGATATACGACGAGAATGCCGTATTGGGGGTATGTGGAATACCACTTCAGGTTTGAAGGTGGGAATGAGGTTAAGATTGTTGTGAAGGAGGAAGTGGCATGACTTTTGATGAAATTCTTAAGTACGAATACAAATTTCGGGGTGTGGATGCATGTAACCTGAGAGAATATTTCTTCCGTCTGCTGGAGACGTTGTGGCTGGAAGGGGAAGGCTTTTCGGGCAAGCGTCCTTTTGGCGACAGTTGTTGGGAGTATGACATCTACGAAGCTCTTGTAGAGATGGGCGCTATTCAAGGCGTGTTTGACTGCGACAAAGAGTCTGGAGAGCGTTATGGTCTTGCACAGGTGGATACGAAAAAGGGTAATGAAGTGGTGCAGGATTTGATTGAGCATGTATTCTTTCGAAAGGATAAGAATTGACTTTTAAAGCACGTTTGATTGCTGTTACGCAACCAGTGGAAGAAACTGGCATGAAGGATGCACAAGAACTTATCGCGTATTGTGCTCGTGTTAGCAACCCCGCTAATCAGATGAACACGAACACGGCGGATAAGCTTCTTAACTATCTCAAGAAGCATAAGCACTGGAGTCCGTTCGAGATGGCAAACTGTGTTGTAGAGGTGGAGTCTCCGCGAGATATTGCAAGGCAACTGTTGCGGCATGGCAGCTTCAAGTTTCAAGAGTTTAGCCAGCGCTACGCTGATGTGACTCAGCTAGAACAAGCTTTCTGTCTACGAGAGTTGCGAATGCAAGACACCAAGAACCGGCAAAACAGTTTGGCAACGGACGATGAGTTGTTGAAAGATTGGTGGGAGAGTGAACAGAAAATGTTGCTGGCAATTGTACAAGATACGTACAAGCGTGCTCTTGATCGCGGTATTGCTAAAGAGGTTGCTCGCGTCATTCTGCCAGAAGGTCTTACGATGAGCCGCTTGTACGTCAATGGAACTATTCGTTCGTGGATTCACTATTTAGAAGTGAGGCTTGAGGAAGGTGTAACGCAGCTTGAGCACGTTGTTCTTGCACGACTGATTGCAGAGCAGATCAACAAGACATTCAAAGTGACTTGACAACAATCTTATAAGTGATGTAGAATGGCTTTTCTTAGCGAGAAGCCTAACAATTTTAAGGAGAACACATGAAGAAAATTATTCTGGCTGTAGCAATCGTAGCGTCCCTGTCTGCTTGCTCTCGTGTACCAACTGGCGAAGTGGGCCTGCGTGTCAATTTCGACAAAACTGTTGACGCACAAGAGCGTCTTCCGGGCAGCTTCAACCAAACCATTGTAGGCGACATCATCAAGTTTCCTGTCAAGGAAATCGCAGCGGAAGTGTCTGACCTCACCCCTCTGGCAGCAGACAACAGCACTATGAAGGATTTTGATGTCACCTTCGTCTACAACATCAATCCTGCAAGTGTTAGCGATCTGTACGTGAACAAGAGTCATAGCTTCCACACTGTTGCTGATGACGGCACTACTTACCTGATGCATTCCTATCTGTACACCACTGTGCGCAATGCCGTGTATAAAGTGGCACGAGAGTATCCTTCGCTGCAAATGAATGACAGCCGCTCTGAAATCGAGCAGAAGATTATGCTGCAAGTGAAGGATACGCTGAAAGAAGAGAAGTTGGATAATGCGATTGTTGTCTCGCAAGTGCAAGTAAAAAGTATTCAGCCATCGGATGCTGTGAAGGATGCTGCTAATCGTCTTGTGCAGGCTAAGAGCGAGTACGCTGCAAAAGAGGTGGAGGTGCAGACCGCCAAGAAGGAGGCGGAACGCATTGCTGCTCTGAATGCGAATGCTGGCGCAATCAACTATATGCAAGCTCAGGCACAGATGAAAATTGCAGAAGGTATTGCTGAAGGTAAGGTACAGACGGTTGTTATTCCGTATGATTTCAAAGGTATGGTTAATGTTGGTAAAAACTAAGGAGAACAAATGCACGCCCTTTATTACATTCTTTGTCTGTGCATTGTCACTTTTCTTGCGTTTTTAATTCGTAACAGAATTGTGTACAACATTCGGGGACGGCGCATTCAAGTGATTGACAAAATCAATTTCGATTTAGACTCATCAGCATGGCTCAGCTATCATTGCGACATTTCATATGATAGGATGTTTTGGGATTTGCGCAAGTGGACGTATAAGCAGTGGTTTCCGAATGGGTATTAATTGACATTAATGGGTATTGAAATGACTGTAAAGCGATTTGATTTCGATGCACCTGACAGCGTTCCCGTTGCAGCCGTGGAAAGTGTTTCTGGCGAGTTTGTTCTGTATGAGGATTATGCGCAGCTTTATGAAACATACAAGGACTTGCTGCGGAAGCTGAATAAGCTGCAAGACAAGGTGAAGGCTGCATATTTGTGTTTCTGAAGGAGATATTATGACAAGAGATGACGCCCGAAAGATTCTAGCAAGCGGGAACAGCGTGTATTCTAAAGGCAGGTTTTTCTATGCGACTTTTGGTAACGATGAAGATTACTGCTCGCCTGAAGAATACATTAGCGTAGAACAAGCGCTTGACTGTATCGACTATCACTGTGACGGTAAGTGGGACGAAGTTAAGGAGGACGAATGAGCAAAGTAAAGCAAGGGCACACTAAATACAAGACAGTTGTGTACGAGCCGGGAAAGATTGAAGGGTACGATGACAGGCATGTTGCAGCAGTTTATACATGCTTTGTGACGAAGGTTACCGACACCACTGTATACTACAGCACAGAAAGTGGTCCTTATATGTGTGGGAAGAAGTTTTGGAAGGAGAAGCTGTTTAGCACATACCGAAAGGCTATGCGAGAGGCACGGCAAAGGATTGAGGAAATTGATAGGAAGATTTTGGAGAGTGTATGATTAAAATTCGCAAACACAAAGGTGCTGTGTTAGTTACTCAGGAAAAGCAGTTGCGTGGATGTTTTTCCGTTGACGAGCTTGCTTATTTCGATTGCAGCTATGGCGCTGAAAATATTGCACAGGAAGTGTTGGAGCTTCTTGCTGCGCTATGCCATGAAGCTAAAATTGTGGACGGGACGAATGAAGATTCCGATTAAAGGCGATAATAACGCACGTTACGAGAAGCGTCAGTATGGATACTCTAATGTTGAAGTTTGGTGCCTGACTCGGTCTGGTGTTGTAATCCGATGGCTCGATAAATTTGAGGCTAATATGATCGAGTCTGTGTTGGAGTGGTGTGGGGAGGGTTGATGGGTTATTGGAAAGGACAGACAAAACAAATGACTGAATTCGTGCCGAAAGAAACTTTGAAGGATGTGTTGGAACTTCCGTTTGTGGATATTCCAGACCGGAAGATTCGTAAAGAAACGTGCGAAAAATTCGGTGTTAGGGGTGCTGTATCTGAGCGTGACGGGCGCACGCTTGAAGCTCTGTACTTCCCATCATACGACCAAAAAGGAGTCGTTCGCGGCTTCAAAAAGATGGACCTTAGTAAAAGCAAGGGGGAGAAGGGTCATTGGAGTGTTGTGGCATCAGTCCAGATCACAAATAAATTGTTTGGTCAAGATGTTGCAGAAGGAATTAAACGTAAAAGGTCTTCACTAACTTATGTGGAAGGTGAATTGGACTGTTTAAGTCTCTACCAAGCCATGCGGGACCAAGTTAAAGGGACTAAGTTTGAAGACTTGGAGCCGTTCGTCGTCAGTGTCCCAATGGGCACAGCTAACGCACAAGAAGCCACAATTCACAATGAGGCGTTTATTCGATCATTTGAAGCCTGCTGTATCGCATTTGATTCAGATTGTGCTACACCTGTAGAGCGTCTTAAGAAAATTAAGCGCGGACTTGAGGCACGAGAGGATGTAGCCGCTGTGCTGTCCGATATGGAATTGACAGTGGTTGATTATCCAGACGGATTCAAAGATGCGTCCGACATGCTCCAAGCCGGAAAATCGGATGAGTTGGCAAAACTGGTGCAGTTTGGTAAAAAGCCTTACACTGCTGAGAAGATCATTACGGCAAGTAGTATTGAACTAGACGAAATTCTGGCACCACGAGTAGAGGGCGTATATACCGGAGTTTTCCCTAAGCTAGATCACAAACTACACGGCTTCCGACCAAGGGAGCTTGTTGTATTCACTGCGCCTTCGAATGTTGGAAAAAGCCTCGTCACAAGCCATTTTATGTATAGATTCCTTGAAGCTGGCGAACGAATCGGAATGATGATGTTGGAAGAAACAGCTAAAGAGTCTATCCAACGGCTTATGTCAATGAGGCTGAAGGTGAACTACAACCGTTTCAAAGAGAACCCGCTGGCCTGCGCCTCCCAAGAAGAGATTCAAGATGCATATAACTGGGTGACGAAAGAGCGAGAAGTGTTTTTGCTCGACCATTTCGGCTCTATGCCACTTGACACACTCATGAACAAAATTAAGAGTTTTGTTCACGCCAACAAAGTCAAGTACCTACTGCTGGATCACATCGGCATGATTCTTGGGGATGCAGGAATTACAGATGAGCGCCGTGAACTGGATATGGTGATGACCAAGTTAGCGGCATTCTGCGCTGCTAGTGATGTTTGTGTAATTCTCGTGTCGCATCTTAACCGCTCTATCGCAGAAGGCTTCAAACCGCCCAAAGGTAAGGAATCAGAACCTTTTTGGGTTCCTATTACTAAGGAGGCACTTCGCAGTTCTTCTTGTCTTGAGCAGCTTGCTTGGACTGTGCTTGGACTTGAGCCTCAAATTCGCCCTGACAAGAGCCGTGGTAATGTGAGGCTAACTGTTATGAAAAACCGGGCACATGGCTATTTGGGCATCTGCGATGAATTCTATATTGACGATGAAACCGGGGAAGTTGTTCTTGTAGATAACGAAGCTCCTACGTTTTAGTCTTAAAACTTGACAAGAATCAATAAATATGTTATAATCTCCTTTTAACCGAGGAGAATTTATGAATTACAAAACCTGCACAGTAGAAGAGCTTGCAGACCACGTAGCCGCCAGCACTGTAGCCGCGATTACGCAACAAATAATGTATTATAAGAAAAAAGATAATGCAGAGATTGTTGCAAAGATCAAGAAGGCACGCCTCCTTGCGAAGCAGCGTAAAATTCTTAAAGAGATGGAGGAAATTTGAGTCCTCCATTTGATGATACAAAATTTATAGGAAAACGTTATGGCAAGGACGGTCAGTTAGAAATACTAGCATTTGATGGCTACCGCCGGGGTAAGAAAGATCGGATTTACAAAGTGAAGTGCCACACTTGTAGTGAAGACCCTGAAATGTTCGGTGATGGAATTTATCTAACTCCAAAATCGATAATTGATCGTAACATTGAACCTTGCGGATGTTCTAAGTTTGCAAGGTTGACAGAAAAACAGACGTTGGTGAAGGTCCAAAGATCAGCAGAAGACAAAGGGTATAGACTTATAGGGTACGCAGAGGAATACAAAGGGGTTGCCACTAAGCTGAAGTTGGAGTGTCAGACTTGTCAGTTTTGCTGGGCTTCAACCACTGTAACAAACTTTTTGTTGGATGTTGGCTGTCCAAGTTGTGCAGCAAAGGTTACTGGGGATCGCTACAGAAAATCTGATGACGACATGATTATTATGTTTTTAGAGGCCGGGTTGTACCCTGAAGGGACTACCTTCTCTAGAAGTCTACGAGGGTCTGGAAAGAAAAGAAATTATTGGAATGTTACATGCTCCGTGTGCAGCAATGATGATTTTGTGAAGGCAGGCGTTTGCACAGGAGTTTTTGAGCAGCACGTAGAGTCATTAAAGCGAGGGGCAAAATCGTGTCGGTGTGGACCACACTTTAGATGGACGCCCGAACAAAGGCAACATCTAATAACAAAGACGATTGCAGAACGAGGCTTGAAGTACAAGTTTGTAGATTGGGATGGGGAGTATTCAGGTTTTGACAGCAGATGCGTGATGCACTGCGAGGAGCATGGCAACTGGCTGGCTCGGGCTGACGCTTTCCTCTACAATTGCAGTGGGTGTCCCAGTTGTGCTAAGGGTGGGTTTGATACAAACAAAGATGGGCACTTGTACATCTTGCTCGTAGAAGGCAGGCACGGTTTTACAGGGTACGGGATTTCAAATGCACCGGACAGGCGCTTGACGGATCACGATAGAAATCTTAGGAGGGCTGGCTTTAGATTGGGTAAGACGGAGATTTTCCAGATGACAGGTCGGCAAGCATGGGAGGTGGAGAAAGCCATAAAAGCCACTTTTCCTAGGTTTTCGCAAGAGGTTGAGGGTTTTATGACCGAAGCTACCTACCCAGAACTGTACCAAGATGTAGTAGACTTTGTAGACGAGTGGCTATTCAACAATGTTGACACTAACCCCTTGACACACAACAACCTGCCAAGTAAAATACAGTAACAATCTTATGGAGGAATGATGAACGATTTTAAGAACATGAAAATCCGCACCACAGACCCTGCCACTGCACAGAAAGTCCAAGAGGCGCTGTATAAACTTGACTACTTCTGGCACGAAATGGTGCCAGATTCGTCCGAGTACAAATTCTTGGATGATTGTTATGGAATTAAAACATACGGTGACGGGTGCATTGTACGTTTTAGTCTTAATGAGCAGGATGTGGAAGAAGGATTTAAGCACGATGACTCGGAGGAATACATTCTCACTCCACAAGGAACCTTTATGAAGCCAGAAGATTATTTCAAACAGCCTGAGACGCCTCCCGTCAAACAGCGTAGCCCCTTTTTCGGTCTGAAACCACGACGCATTCACGACAAAGAGCGTATGCAAGACCTGCTGGAAGAAATGTTGCGATATGTTGAGGCTGGATGGTTGATTCCTCATGAATGGGTGAACGAGTTGGCTGAACTGAGTGTACGACAAGAATGGGTGGAGAAATGAAACTTACTAAGAAAGCCCTTCTAGCAGCAACGCCAGATGTCAACTTTGATGTGTGGGCAAGTTTTGAAGTGGAAGGTGTGGGCAAATACTATTGGAGTGGCGACGGTCCGTCTGAAGAAGAAATTGCAGCACGCCGCAAGGCTCTTGATAAACGCTTTGTTCTGCTTTATGGCGATTATACATACGAGGACTACTCAGGAGACGCTTACGTCCTCGGGTATGATAAACAAGAAAAGAAATTCTTTGAAGTGCATGGTGGTCATTGCTCCTGCTATGGACTAGAAGGTCAGTGGGATGTGGAACATTGTTCTTTGGAGGAGTTGGAGGAGATGATCGCGCGCCGCTTTAAAGAACGGGAAAAGTATTCGTATTACTCTCGGGCCGCGAATTGCAGCACAGAGTTTGAGAATTGGCTTAAGAAGGCTGTGGAGGGGCAACAATGATGCAAGAACAAGTGTGGAGCCATGACGGGGAATACTTCGCTTACGATAGTCTCGGAGAATTGCTGGACAATTATGGCGATGATATTTCTTACGGCAGCAGTGTGTATGTAGGAGATAAAGTGGATGCGTATAAGGACAGTCTTCACCTAGTAGATGCTGATGATGTTGTTGAGATGATATCAGAACGAACTTGGGACAACTTTGGGGAATGTGCAGAAGATTACCCTAATGTGGGAAAGGAAGCTCTTGAAGAATTGAATAACATGCTCAAAGGCTGGATTGAGAAGCATTGCAAGCCTTCGTTCTATTGGATTAAGAATGTACGGGAATATGTAGTTACTGAGGAGGATATTAAGAATGCAAACTAGCAGTCTTATCCAGCGCCAATTGCGCATCAACGCTCAAGTGATTCAAGGGCTGTCTGAAGAGCTTGCAAAATTGAAGTTTTATCGCCGAATGTGCTATGAAGAGGGCGAGCTGGAGCATGCGAAATTATATAGTCCGTACATCCTTAAGTTTGAAAACAAGCTTAAGAAGATGCATGAACTGCAATCTGCGTTGAAGAAGCGGCTGAAGCGGAGAGTGTTGGTGGCTTCATATTATGAGTGAATAGGAGGAAGCATGGCAAACATTAAAATTCCAGCTTGGGATTTTGCAGAGGCGTTAGGATTGGTGTACGTTGGCGAGGAATATGACGAATACAAATGCTACTACATTCGCAAGTTTAATTTCCATAGCAAGGAAATTATTGACGAGGCTTGGCGAGAAAATGACGAGGATGCTAAAGAGGCTGTAGCAGAAGGTTTGTTGCGGGAAATTGGTAAGAAGCTTTCGGAGATGATTTAACAGGAGGGGTTGTGGGGAATAGGAAATGGGTATTTGACATCGAGACTTACCCGAACGTATTCACTTTCAGCGTTATCCGTGAAGACGGAAAATTCGCCAACACTTTTGAGGTGAGTGCTCGCAAGAATGAAACAAACAGGATTTTTGCTTGCCTAGATTATATTGCAAATGAAGATGACTTCCTTGTTGGTTTCAACAATCTGAACTTTGACTATCCTGTTCTCCACAAACTTCTTGCCATTCGTGATAGGCTTCCTGTGAAGGGAGAGACGATTGCAAAGCGAGTGTATAAGTTTGCACAAGAACAGATCGAGAGCATGAAGGGTGAGTTCGCCAACACTGTGAAAGCTGAAGATCGTCATGTAAAGCAAATCGATTTGTTCAAGGTTCACCACTTCGATAACAAAGCGAAGATGACCAGCTTGAAAATGCTGGAATTCAATATGCGCGAGAAGAACATTGAAGACCTTCCGTTTCCTGTTGGAATGGAATTAAACAGTGAACAGATTGACACACTGATTAAGTATAATGCTCATGACGTTAAGATGACGTTAGCCTTCTACAAACACAGCATTACACAAGTGGAGTTTCGTGAGCAGCTTACCGCGAAATACGGTCGTGACTTCATGAACCACAATGATACGAAGATCGGCAAGGACTACTTCATTATGCGACTGGAAGAGAGCAAGATTCCGGTGTATAAAATCGTAGATGGTAAGCGTAAGATGAATCAGACGAAACGAGACAGTATTCGTATTAAAGATTGTCTTTTCTCGTATTACGATTTCAAACGTCCTGAATTCATTGCTGTCAAAGACTGGCTTTCGAAGCAGGTTATTCGTGAAACCAAAGGTGTGTTTTCCGATATTGAAGAACACAAACTTGGCGATGTAGCGAAATACGCTGAAATGGTTGTGAAGCGGAAGAAATGGAAAGCTGAACCTACTAGGGCAGAATACGACCAATTCAAACGTGAACATCCTTGCGGGTGGTTTGACAAGGTGGAATTGAAGGCAAAGAAGAAAGGGGAAACACAATATTCATATTGGGCGTGTTATCGTGTAGCGGAAAATTTGAATGTTGTAGTTGATGGGTTTCGTTTTGACTTTGGTACTGGTGGAATTCACGGTAGTTTGAATAGCAAGATTGCGAAGCAGACGAGCACTTATCAGATTGTAGACGCTGACGTTAGCTCAATGTACCCGAACATTGCAATTGCTAATAACGTCTATCCCGAACACTTGTCGAAGAAGTTTTGCGAGATTTACAAAGACGTTTACGAACAACGCAAATCGTATGGCAAGAAAACGGCTGAGAACGCGATGCTTAAACTGGCGCTGAATGGTGTGTATGGCGACTCAAACAACCAATACAGCCCGTTCTTTGACCCGATGTACACCATGAAAATCACGATCAATGGTCAGTTGTCGCTTTGCCTGCTGGCTGAAAAGCTGCTGACGATTGAAGGTTTGAAACTGATTCAGGTGAATACGGATGGTGTTACTGTCGCCCTCAAACGTAATACACGAGAGCATTACGACAAGATTTGTGAAGACTGGCAGAAGCAGGTTGGTTTGCAACTAGAGTTTGCTGAGTACGACAAAATGTATATCAGGGATGTCAACAACTACATTGCCTTATACACAGACGGTAAAACGAAGAACAAAGGTGCTTACGAATACAAGGATTTGGGTTGGCACAAAAACCATTCGTCACTGGTGATTCCAATGGCAGCAGAAGCGCACATGCTTCATGGGGTTGATATCCGTGAGTTTATTACAAATCACACAGAGAAGTTTGATTTCATGCTTCGCACAAAAGTGCCACGCAGCAGCCGTCTTGTGCTTGTAATGGAGGATGGTACGGAAATCCAGCAGCAGAATATTTGCCGTTACTATCCGTGTAAGTCAGGTGGTAAACTTGTTAAAATTATGCCTCCGTTGGAAGCCGGTGGCGAAGAACGCAGGCTTTCTATTGACGCTGACTGGTTTGTAAAACCCTGTAATGATGTGGAAGATTTTGTTGGAGACATTGACTATGACTACTACGTCGCTGAAGCAGAGAAACTGGTAATTAAACCATAAAGGAAATCACATGGAACGCAACTTTAATATCTGGCTTATGGGCCACAACGCATACAACGAAGGAAAGGACTTAAATGCCAACCCGTACAACGGAGCATACTGCGCACATGAAGAATGGGCTGCATGGGACAACGGCTGGTTCGCAGCAGAAGAAGACGAGAAATACAGGAGTAGTATGGAGCAATATGGCTGACGTTGCATGGAATGGACGTACTTATCAACGAGTGCCAGAGAAATTCTTTAAGGAGGAATGATGACAGCAATACAACTGGAAATCAAAGCAGCAGATATTGATGAAGTAGCGGCAGAGTTAGCATTCTTGCGATTCTTCTACAACACTGCTTGTGAGTGGTATTCAGACGGAGGCACGGACGAGGAATACTGGATCAAAGAGGCTTACTATGAAGCAGGCCACACTATTCCCGAGGCGTATTCTGATAAGGAGGAATAATGGCAAAGAAAACATTCGAACAATCTCAAGAGGCTTTCCTAAAAGCTGACGAGCGGTTTAAGAAAGCAAAGGAATCGTTTAATGCTGCTAAGGCGCTTCGTGACGATCTATGTCCGCACACTACACTTATTCCACGAGAACAATATGTAGACGGAAGCTACTACGACAGAGCATATACGGAATATTGGAATGAGTGCGCCTGTTGTGGGAAATGTAGTGAGCGTACCACTGAGCAGCATTCTTGGTTTGGTTGATAAGGAGGACTGATGAAACTAAAGGTAGTGAGACTGCGCAGTAGATATGCCCGAAAAGAAGAGGTGGAGGCCATTTCTCGTGTAAACGCTGTAGATGTTTCAAAACTTGTTCGTCTACCTCGTGAACGCAGCATGAGGATTGCCGCCTTAGTAGAACAGATAGCAAAGAATGCAGATTAAGCGCTGGAAGCCTCGCAAGGACGTTGTAGATGCCACTCATCAAGCCAGCGATGAAGACTACGCAAAGCTTGCCCAAGCCGTCCTTGTAGCCATCATTGAGCGTAAGCGGGATGTTGTGCTGCGCTTTCCCTACTTCGTAGAATTTGACGAGAGTTTCCCAAAAGGCATCATCGTCAAGAAAGATAGCCAACACAACTACTACAAAGCTAAAGTGTGGAAGCTCGCCAACTGGCTCTTCGAGAAGGGCCATCTTCCGCAAGATCATAAGAATATTATGAAGAGTATGCGGGAGCTTGCTTATCTAGAGGGGAGGATAAATAAAATTCTTGACAGCCCTCTAGAAGATAGTGTAGAATGTCGTTTACAAATTGAGGAGGGGAGTGGCGATGGACATTGAAGCAGTAGCTAAGACCTTGTGGAATGCAGAGGCTGACGAGCACAACCAGTGGGATGAGCTTGGGCAAGATGAGAAGAATGATTTCATAGTTAAGATTCTTGAGGATTTCGGCAATGATTAAACATTTTACTGAGGGAGCCTAAAACATGAAAGAAATCACCGACTACATGAAAGCATACATCGACATGCTACAATTGAGCTACGACCTGTACTGTGATGCACTGGAAGATTTTTGGAGTGATTTGCTGAATGGCTAATCGTTATACACGGAATGTTGTTGTAAAGGGCATTCCTCTTGAAGTGGAATTTGAATACTACGAAGGGTTTCCTGCCACACTCGATGAGCCTGAAGCGCCCGATGAGATTTTTATTGAGGCTGTGTTTGTAGACGATTTTGATATCGTCCGTCTCATGGGGAAGAAAGGCTTGGAGGAAGTGGAGAAGGAGCTTTGGAAGATACTGGACAATAAGGAGGATGTTTGAGCGGCTACTATGTTAAAAAGGAAGAATCACGGATGGTTGGGTTTCCTATCTACACTGTAACTATTGAAGGGTTTACTCAAGCTCATCTGCGTAAAGCTTTTGAGGATGCAATGAATTCAGAGTTCCCAAAACTGAATAAGTTGCAAGAGCATCTGTACGGCTCCCAAGCACACTCATTCACCCGTGAGATGCTGAAAGATATTGTGGACAACAATCGCGGAATGGGGAAAACCACTGCGCATGCGATGAAGCAGATTGCGGAGGCAATTCAGAATCCGGGCAAGGAGATTATACTGTTCAACGATGAGAACTCTACAACTGCTGCTGGTCGGTTTTACATCAACGATGTTGTGAAGCCGATGATTGAGAAGCTTGGTCTGAAGTTTATGGTGATTTCTGATACTAAGCAGACGCTGAAGTTTGATGTTTAACGTAGCTCATGCGGATCATGGGCAAGGCTTGCGCAAGCTCTGCGCATTTAATTTAAATTGAAAGGAAATATAAGTGAAACCACGTAACATTAATGCTCCTGCTGTAAATTCGGATAGCGCGGAACGCAAAGAGTTTGTCCCAATCATTCCTGAAGACGGTTTGCAAGCTGTTCAGATTGGTCTTCTGGTTGATCTTGGCTCGCACAAGAAGCAGCCTAAGTTTGCCAAGGACAACGCTGGCAATCGTGAGAAGGATGAAGACACTGGTGAAGACAAGATTCTGTGGCCCAAGGAGAATGCTGTAGAACAGAAGATTGCTTGCTATGTTGACCTGCTGGACCAGACGCATGACTACGAAGGTGACATTGGTGTGAAAAACATTCGTCTGCCTCTGCACCCTGTTAGCCGTGGTATGTCGGATGGCCTCAACTTCACCACTGTAGCCCCTCGTGACCCGAAGACGAATGCTTACATTAAAGGACGACCTTGGATTCTTGCATCCACTTCGCAATTCTACAAGATTGCTGGCGTTGTGAAGTATGAGAATGGTGAGAAGGTGAGTGATGTTATTTTTAAGCCTGATTACAAGAATCCTAAGCTTAACGACATCGCACAACTGCTGGGTAAGCCTTTCATGTTTAATCTGGATGTCAAGGTGACGGAGAAGGACGACAAGAAATTTGTCAACACCAAACTCAAGTCTCCTGTGCCCCTGATGAAAGGCATGAAACCTGAGCCTGCTCTGATGCCTGCTGTGTCCGTGAATTTTGATGACGACGATCTGCTTGAAGTGAAAGAAGAGCTTGGTGGTGTGGCTAAGTTTGATCTGGTGCGAATTGCTGATCTGCGCAAGATTGTTCTGGCAGAGGAGTATAAGGGCTCCAAGATGCGTGAAGCTGTTCTGGAGCGCATGGGCGAAGACGGCGAGAAAGAGCTGATTGCTAAGGCCAAGGAGATTGCAGAGAAGATTCTTGAGTCGGATAAGGACTTGCAGGAGATTCGTGCTAAGTATCCTAATGGGCAAGGTGGTGCAGTTTCTGTCGAGCCTGCTACGAAGCAGCAAACTCCTGTAACTGACCCGGAAGACGATGCACCATTCTGATGTAATTTAATTTATCGCCCTGATTCTCGAAAGGGAGTCAGGGTTTTGTGTTTAAGGAGAGCGATGAAAACAATTCTTATCATAGATGGTGACATTCTCAGCTTCCGCTGCGCAGCAGCCAATGAATCACGCAGCATTCGCGTAACACACAAAGTAACAGGCCAGCAAACGCAGCACGCCCATCGAACAGCCTTTAAAGAACACATTCGTGGGAGTTTTGAGGTAGACGAATTTGATGTAGAAGACGTACAAACCTGTGAGGATATCAGTCACGCATACCATGCAATTAACACTTGCATAGAAGCTTGGATGAAATCATGTGATGCGAGTTCTTACGAAGTTTATGTTAGCGGAGATGATAACTTTAGAGACAGCCTGCCGCTGCCTACAAAGTACAAAAGCAATCGTACTGGAATCAAGCCGCTTCAACTGAGTGATTGCCGAGAGTATCTTGTAAAGAAATACAAGGCAAAAATTGTACATGGCAGAGAGGTTGACGATATGCTTGCTCAACGTTGTTACGAAGGTTTGCAGCAGAAGATTAAAACTGTTGCAGTTACCATCGACGGCGACCAACAAGGAGTGGCAGGGTGGATGTACAATTGGACTAAGATGCGCGAGCCTAAGCTTGTTACAGGTCTTGGTGAAATCGAGCTTGTTAAGGATAATAAAGACTTTGATGGTTACGGACGCAAGTTTTACTATGCGCAATGGGTACTTGGGGATGCGACGGACTGTTTTAAACCGTGTGAGCTTGCAAAGAAAAAGTTTGGTGTAGTTGCTATGTACAACCTCCTTAAAGATTGCAAGACCGACAAGGAGTGTGTTGAGGCAGTGTACAATCAGTACAAGATTTGGTATCCCGAGCCTACTACCTACACGGCATGGGAGGGCACAGAGCATACTAAGAGTGTTATTGAGATTATGGATATGTATGCTGCTTGTGCTCACATGAAACGTTTTGAAGATGATGTGTTTGATACGAAGAAGCTTTTAGACAAACTGGAGATTAAGCTATGAGTGAAGAACAAAAGTCCTTCCCCGTAAAATACATGCCTGTGTTAGTGACACCATACAGCAGCGATTTTTACAATATTAAGGACACCTCAATTGAGGGGTGTGGGAAAATCATCTGCACGGCATATTCACAAGAGGTGGCATACAAGATAACGAAGTTTCTTAACGAATCGGAGGGCTATGTCTACAGGCCGTAAAGACGCAAAGCCTTGGGAAGAACCAAACAACCCTTGGGGAAGCGAATCTAAGTTCATTACGTGGGTTCGTGGAGTTCTGAGAAAAGGGTGGTCTAAGTACCCATTGAAGCACTTGTACAAGCAATCCAAGCGACGTAAGATTCCTAACCCGAAAGAGAAGTTCTCCAGCAATCATGCGATGATATGGGGCATTGACTGCGAGTTGTGTGGTGCCCCTCATGTACAGGGAGACATTGAAGTAGATCATATCGGAGACAGCAGCACTCTCAGGAACATGGATGATGTCGAGAAGTATGCAAGACACCTGTTTATGCTCACTTACGCAGACATGCGCTGCTTGTGTAAGTCATGCCATGCGGTCGTCTCTCACATGCAGAAACACCCCAAGATGAGTTTTGAGGACGCTAAGATAGATAAAGAAGTTATCCGTCTTATGAAGAAGGAAAACAAGGAAGAACTTCTTGCTCTTCTAGAGCAGCACGGATATAATAATCTATCGAACGCTGCAAAGAGGAAGAAAGCTTTAGAGGAAATCTTACGAAACGCCTCTTGACAGCAAACAAGAATTCAATGTATAATGTGCATAACAATTTTAAGGAGGGAATAACAATGAAATTGCCAAACAAGTTTAGCTTTCGTCTCAGGTCTAATCCCGGCTTCACTCACAGTGCGAAAGTAGAAGGAGATATTGTGAAAGTGAAGTGGGCACGAGGGTGGGCCAACGAGATTGACGAGGTTCCTTGGGGCGAAACTTATAAGTATGAGGTGGAGGGGTGTGTGAGCGATGGTGGCTGGGTGATTGCAGAAGAAAGTAAAAAGCCTAGCAAGTATCCTGATGTATTCCACTTCATCAACACCATTGGTGGAAATGACAAACTCACAATGACCCGAGATGGCAATGAGTGGCGCTGTTGGCACTACGGGAACATTGGAGAAGAAGGTGCGGGATGTCGATACAGTGAGTCTGAAATCTCCTACAGGTTTGATGGGGGTTGGTGGACACTCTACGAACCCAAGCCACTCACTGCCGAACAACTCCGTCGCAACAAGGAAATCAACGAGCAACTGGCGCAGCTTGACAGCAGCATTAAGATTGCAGAGCAGAACATCGAGCATCATAATAGACTTATTCAGAGTTATGAAGAGCGCAAGGAAGAATTGAAGAAAGGATTGGTGGAGGAATGAGTGATTTCACCGTATTGTACGTAACACTGGTTATTGCAATCTTCTGGATCGTGTCGTATTTGAAGGACATCTTAGCAGAGCTTCATAAGATCAACCAGAACATTGTAGGGCAATCGCACATTCAGAGTGATTTTGCAAGTGAGTTGCGTAGTCGGTGGAGTGCATTTGATAAGCTGTTTCATAAGGAGAATGAATGAGCGAGCAACAATTGGATTGGAAAGTTTTGAGCGTGAAGCTTGCTAACGAGCATCCTGAAATGTCGTGGCGAGAGATTGCACGACTGATTGGAGAGGCCAAGTCCACGGTTAGCGACCATCTACGCAAGTATTTTAAATTCAAGAAAGTGGAAGTGGAGCCAGCAGAGGGCACTGTTCCTCAGAGTGCTAAAATTCTTTTGCTGGACATTGAATGTGCTCCAACCACTGCTTATGTGTGGGGGAGGTGGGATCAAACTGTGAGCCAGAAGCAGGTTGTCAATGAAGGCTACCTTCTCACCTACTCTGCGAAATGGCTTGGTGAAGAAACGATTGTTTCTAATCGTATTTATGAAGCACGGAATGATGAAGTATTGGTGCGAGAGCTTTCGGAGTTGATGAGCAATGCCGACCTAATCGTAGCACACAATGCGCAGAAATTCGATATTCCTCTTATCAAGACTCGTATGGTGGCACTCGGCATGACGCCTCCAAGCCCTTCTAAGATTGTAGATACGCTGCGTATTGCTAAGGCTGAATTCCGATTCCCAAGCAACAGCCTTGACAGCATTGCCGCATATCTTGGCCTCCCTCGCAAGATGAGCCATAGTGGCTTTGAACTGTGGACTCGTTGTATGGCGATGGACGACGATGCGTTTGAAGAGATGCTGGAGTACAACGTCCAAGATGTCGTGGTGCTGGAAGAAGTGTATATGCGACTGCGCCATTGGAGCAAGACCCATCCTAACGTTGCTCTGTATGAGCCTGCTGGTAAGGTGCGTTGTGTATGCTGCGGAAGCGAGAAGCTTTCTCTGATTGATAAGAAATACTATACAAATGCTTCTACATTTGCTCTCTACAACTGCATGGATTGTGGTAAGATGAACAGGAGTAGGACGAATATTTCTGAGCATACGAAACAAAACAGTCTTACGAATCATGGCAAATGAAGGAGAAAACAATGGCAAGTATTGATGTGCGCGAATCGAGAGAAGTTACGCGAGTTTATTTTGCAGCGTCTTGTAATGAAGACGGCTCTGCTGTGGTAGATTTTATTACCAATGTTGTCAATTCGGAGCTTGGTGTCAACGACCGATTTATCTATATTGAGAACTCCCTTAATGGTCATTATGCAACTGTCCGCAAAGAGGATGTAAAACACCTCATCAAAGCCCTTGAGAAAGCTGTAGAAATTGGATGGGATAAATAATGACTGAAACAGAATATGGAATCGCTCTAGGTAAGATTTTGGCAGGGTGTGCTCTAAAGGATGAAGAAGCTAATGGTTTCTTTGAGACTGTGCTGAAATTTACAGACATGCTAGATGAGGGAGACTGCGATGATGTTTTCGGCACAAATGGATGGCGACACCGAATGGGTTGGGATTGAATATGACCCAACAAATTAACGGATTCGTAGAGCTTCCTGCTGAATACGTCTACGAGGCTGCTTTCAATGGTATGAAGCTTATTGAAAAGCGAAGAGAAAAGAATCGACAAGAAGCCGTGTGGGAAGTTATGTGGGGAGGAATGCTCCGCAAGGCTCTTCGCAAGCTCGGCTTCAAGGTAGGCCCACGCTCAGAGCAGCAGTGCATTAAGATTCTTAAGGAGCGTAATAGTGGGTTTTGGTGGACTTTCAATGTGTCCAGTTTCGAATGGGAGAGATACGAGCAAATGCAAGAACTTGTTGCAACAGCTAGAATCGGAAAGCCCGTGCTTGTCACTACAGAGCTTGCTGGGCATCTTGAATGGGTGATGAGCCAATGAGCGAAAGCTTCTATTTCACCACAACCTACGAAGGTGACACAGACACATATTTCGCACAGCGCACACAAGAAGGCTATTCGATTACAATAAGCTATAAGAATTGTGAGGCAAGTGTGGATTTGTGTTATAATGACGTAGCTGAAAAGCTAAAGAATGGTGAGTGGTGTTTTGTTTGATTGAGGAGGGTGTATGAAGCAGGCAATGATTAGTTTTGAGCACGGCCTAGAGGATGGTTGGTATAGGATGAAAGAACCCACTGGTGCCAATGACACATGGGAGCGCTGTAAAAATGCTTTCAACTTCGCCAAGCAGCAAGGCTGGGAGGTGATTTGGGTTGGAGACGATTACTACAAGCCAAAAGATTTGGCATTTGACGAACCTCGATTCGGAGGCTAAATGAGTATTAAAGCAAACATCAACAATCTTGTTTACACTTGCCACGGGGCGTCCTATAGTGCAGGCTGGTGGCATCACAGTAAAACGGGGCTGAACCTTGTAGAAGTGGTGAACAATCCGCAAGACGCCTTTCAAGAGTTGCTTGCTGGAGCGCTGGTAGCGCAGAAACTGTGCCTCACTCATAGCGAAGTTAGTGAAGGCATGGAAGGACATCGTAAAGGTCTGATGGACGATAAGTTGCCACATCGTTCGATGTTAGAAGTGGAACTAGCAGATGCCGTGATTCGGATTGCCGATTTGGCTGGTGCTCTGAGACTTGATCTTGGTGGCGCAATTGAAGAGAAGCTTGCTTTTAATGCCGTGCGTCCAGATCATAAGAAAGAAAATCGTGAAGCTGCTGGTGGGAAGGCGTATTGATGAGTAAAGTTATTTCCGCATATGATCTGCTCCTAGCAGACACGCTCCAAGGTATGAATCAGTTTGATCTGTGCCATCTGGACAACATTGATAAGGTGAACGCTGTGCTAGAAACGCTTGGGTTCGATGTTACGAAACCTGTCCACATTTATGCAGCACAACATAGGACGCTGAAGAATGAAGTGAAGATTGGCTATGTGTTTGCTGGAGAATACAATCTTAGCAGGGAACATATTAAAGGCCCATATAGCACACTTGAAGATGTCCTAGTCGCAGCAAGTCATAGTGATCAGAGCCTGTTTGAACAATTACATGCCATGAGTAGTGCGTGTGTCTCTTATGGTAGTGACATGGCGCTTGATGAGAATGTTCCTAAACAGGCCAAGAAAGCTGAGAGGTTTTCACACAAGAGCCATCTTGAGTATGCTAATGAATATGAAGAGGAAGAGAACGCCATTACGGAGCAGATTAAACAGCTTGAAGACATTCTGTTTCATATCCGTGGGAGTCAGTATAAGAAGGATGGAAGTGTTAAGACGGTAGAGGATTATAAAAATCCAGAAGTAGAAGTGGTAAAGAAGAAACGCAAGAAGAAATTAGTTGTAAATGAGCAATCAAAAGGAAATGAAATCAATGGATAAAAAAGCACTGTCGGATATTACTGTTTTTAACAAGTATGCAAAATTTGTACCTGAACTGAATCGTCGGGAAAACTTTATCGAGATTAGCGCTCGCAATCAAGCGATGCACATCGAAAAGTATCCAGAGATGGCTGATGAGATTCATGGCGTGTATAAGAATTTTGTTGATACCAAGCGTGTACTGCCGTCGATGCGCTCGCTGCAATTTGGTGGTCGTCCCATCCTATTGAATGAGGCACGTATCTTCAATTGTGCGTATGCTCCTGCTGAGTCTCCCCACTTCTTCAGCGAGCTTATGTTCCTGCTGTTGGGCGGTACGGGTATGGGCTACTCTGTGCAGAGGCGTCATGTAGGCAAGCTGCCTAAAGTGAAACTACCTGAGTCGGATGGTGAATACAAGTTTCAAGTGCAAGATAGTATTATTGGTTGGAGCGATGCTATTAAAGTGGTAGCCAAGGCATTCTTCAACGCGGGCACTCTGCCTGTATTTGACTATCGGGACATTCGGGAAAAAGGGAGTGAGTTGGTTACGACTGGTGGGCAAGCACCGGGACCAGAGCCACTACGAGTTTGTGTAGAAAAGCTCACTGTGCTTCTCCGTTCTGCTGTCGGACGAAAGCTGAAACCTATTGAAGTGCATGACATGGCTTGTATCATTGCAGATGCAGTGTTGGCAGGAGGTATTCGCCGTGCAGCTATGATTAGCTTGTTTGATCGTGATGATGAAGAAATGCTTTCTGCAAAATCCGGTGAGTGGTATCTGACGCATCCGTATCGTGCTCGCTCTAATAACTCTGCTGTGCTGCCTCGTGGGGAAGTTACTGAGGAAGAGTTTGCTGAACTGATGAAGCGTGTAGAAGACAGTGGTTGTGGAGAGCCGGGAGTGTATTGGACGAACAACAAAGATTGGGGAACGAACCCATGTTGTGAAATTGCCTTGCGCCCGTACCAAATGTGCAATCTTTCGGAAATTAATGCAAGCGCCATCACTGACCAACAAAGCTTCAACGAAGCAGCATCAGCAGCAGCATTCATCGGCACGCTTCAAGCAGGATATACAGACTTCCACTACTTGAATCCTAAATGGAAGATTGCTTGCGAAAAGGATGCGCTGCTGGGCGTGTCTATGACTGGTATTGCATCTGGCACTGTAGAACCGTTGAACATGAGTGAAGCAGCAAAGCACGCCCTTGATACTAACGCTGCTGTGGCTAAACAGCTTGGTATTAAGAAGGCTGCACGAGTAACGTGTGTGAAACCTGCGGGTACTACGTCGCTTGTGTTGGGCACTTCGAGTGGCATTCACGCTTGGCATGCTCCCTACTACATCCGCCGTATGCGCGCAGGTAAAGATGAGGCGCTTGCACAATATATGATGAAAGCCGCTCCGTCTCTTGTAGAGCAGGATGTGTTCGTGCCCCACCAAGTTGTACTGAGTTTCCCGCAGAAGGCCCCTGATGGCGCAACGGTAAGGACAGAGACGATGAATTCTCTTCTGGAACGTGTGAAGAATGTGTCTCAAAATTGGGTGTCAGCAGGGCATCGTACCGGCATTAATCAACACAACGTTAGCTGTACTATCTCTGTCAAGAATGATGAATGGGCAGAACTGACGAAGTGGATGTGGGAAAACAAGGATCACTACAATGGCATCTCCGTGTTGCCTTTTGCAGGGGCCGAAGCATATCCTCAACTTCCTTTTGAGGATATTACGAAAGAGCGCTACGAGTCTCTGCTTCCGCTTCTTGAAGGAATCGACATTGGGCAAGTGTTTGAAGAAAACGGGAACGCCGTAGACCTTGCTGCTGAGAGTGCGTGTGCTGGTGGTGCCTGCGAAATCATCTAACACAATGGAGGCATGGAACGATTGGATGCCTCCAATTAATCTCTACAACTATCCACGTAAGGAAGAAATGAAGACTGTAACAATCTACTCTAAGAACAACTGCCCTGCCTGTGTTAAGGCTATCACCCTTCTAGAATATTATGGCATTCCGTTTGAGGTGGTAAAGATTGACGAAGATGCAGACGCTAAGGCATTCCTTCTCGGAGAGCAGCATCGAAGTGTCCCTCAGTTCTATGTAGAGGGAAGGCTGTTTGCTCCGGGTGGTCTTAGCTGGTTGGAGAAGCTTGAGAAGCAGGAATTGTACGACAAGCTGAAGTAATTTTAAGAAACTTGTTGACGAAGGGCATAACAAAGCGTACAATGCCCTTCGTTGACACAAGATGTGTGAGCAACACAAACAACGTAAAGGAGAACTAGATTGACGCAACAAATTTACACTAGCCTCGAACGCGGGGCAGACGAATCGTTCGATGATTACAAAATCCGTCGAGCAGCATCTAACAAGGCTGTCAAAGCTCTTAAGTACGGCAAGGAATTTTGGGACTCTTCCTACGCTGGCACATATGTGAACAAAGAGAAGCAGGAACTGAAGAAACAACGTGCAGCGAAACGTGCTGCTAAACGAGGGGTGCAGGCATGAGTAGCATCGATGTTCTTTATACGGACGGCACAATCAGAAGTTTCACAGAAGTTAAAGATTGGGGCACTGAGGATAACATTCTTTTCATCCAAAACAACGACAAACATTTCGTAAACATTGACCACATTCGTGCGTGGAAAATTATGGAGGAAGTATGAACATCACTAGTGACGAACTGTACCAAGCAATCAAAGATTTTTATCAAGCACTGAAGGATAGCCCTGACGACTTTTTGTCTATGGACGAAGCCCTTGAAGATGTGGAGGTATCTTCCAACGAGCTTCTGAAGATGTACCAAGGGCACATTATGGCACAACGTATGAACAAGGAAACCAACTAATGACTAAACATGTACGTATCGAAAACGCTGACCTCTCGCATTACAAAGTTGTAGTGGAGGTGTGGGACAAGGGCTACCCAGAAGGCCAGCCGGATAAACTAGCTAGAACGATTCTGCTGGATAACCCGACCGACATGGCAAACGAATACCTGACTAGCACTCGTTACATGATTGTTAAAGAAGTAAACTAAGGAGAAAGCATGACTAAAGTAATCAGCATCAATGACGCAACCATCCAAGCATCTGAATTCACCAATAGCCTCCGTCGCTACATCAGTGTCAAGGCCGAGATGGATGCACTGAAAGAAGACCTGAAGACTATTGTTCTAGAGGCATCTGAAAAGAACAAGCTTGACAAGAAGATCATTAACAAATACTTCGCTGCTCGCTACAAGGCTCAGACGAAGGAAGTTGCAGAACAAGGCGAACTGTTCGCAGCGATTGATAACCTTATTGACAACTGACACTACAATCTGAGCTAAATTCCGTCAAGCACTAGTAAACGCTGTTCAGAAACAACACTGTTTGTGTGGTATCTTTTCCGCAACGCAAGAAAATGCTTGACGAAAATCAGATGCAGGGTGGATACTGATTCCACACAATAATTGAACACAAAATGAACACGCTCTCTTCTAGGGCTAAACGTAAACAATAAATTTCTTGAAGGAGAATTAACAATGAACCTCATCACCATCTCCAAGGTTGTCCTCACCCTGCTGCCAGTCGTAAGCGACACTGTGAAGGCCGTTGAAGCAGAGTCACAAACTCCGGGTAACGGACAAGCAAAACTGCAACTTGCGCTTGACATCATCAAATCTGTTTACGATGCCTCTAGTCCTGTCATGCCATTTGATCAAGTTGTTGGTCATGTAACGGCTGTGATTGCGGCGCTGGTGCAATTCTACAATCAAATCGGCGCATTTGTTAAAGTTGCCAAGGCTGCGTAAACAATAGGCAAAAAGAAGCCCCGCGTCCCATAAGGAAGGCGAGGCGAAGATGCTCTACCAAGAGCGTTAGCGATTGTATGTACAAACGTGATTGTTACAAGGGAGGTTTCTTACATTAATAGTGTAGGGTGCCTCCTTTTTGTCTTTTATAGCTTACATTCCACTCGTAAGCTTATTCCTTCTACAGCGTCAACCATTCTCGTAATTTGGATTTTGGTCGTTGTCAAATTTTCTATGCTTTGCTGCCCACTCTCTTGCCCGTTCAACGAGAGCAGCATGTTCTTCTGAGCTATTAGGGCCAACAGGCTGTTGTTCCACAGGGGCGACAGGGCTAGGCTGCACGGAGCTTTGTGTTGGCTCTGTAGGAGTGTCTTGTTGTACGCTTGGCACAGCTTGTTGTGTGGCTGGCAGTCCAACGTGCTTGCTTGTAGTGATGGTGAAAATAATATTAGTGACAGCGACAACGCCACCAGCAATTGCTGTGGCAGAGTCCGAGTCCACAGGAATTTCATGACCGAAGGCTTTCGCAAGTTGTACAATGGCGATGATGAAGCCACCAAGCATCGTGGCAGTGATTTGGTGAGCTTTCCACTTCGCAGGGTCCGCTACAGCTTTCCCTTGTTGGAACAACTCCCACAAGGCTTTCATTTTTGTGATTGAGAACATAACACTTCCTTTGCAGTGTGATAGAGTGATAGGCGGTCTTGGATGCCGTTCAGACCTCCGTTAACCCGTCTTGTTATGGTTGTAAAAGATTCATCAGTGCCTTGGTCAGCTAACGCATTCAGTCCCCTATCACTCCAATACCACGCTGCACTCCTACAAGCATTAACAGGCTCTTTAAGAATCTCTGGATGCTCCACACAAGGAATGTCAAGAGCCATCATCACAGCCGTGTAGTTGTAGAAGCCTGTGATCTGAATTAGTCCACGCCCCTTGTACAAGACGCCCCAACCGGGATGTGTGTTGCCCAAATCCCTGCGCATTTCGTAAGCGCTTCCAGAAGCAATCTCTTCGGTGTACAATAGCTGACCAGACTCGTGACCTGTCTGAGCTAAGAACGCAGCCATCCTCAGATGAGTGTTGATGCTAAATTCCTGCATAGCTGCATTTAGAGGGGCCAAGAAAAGGCTTGCACGCTTCTTAGCGTATGGCATAATAGCTACGAGTTGTGCGAGCGTCAGTTCCATTATTTATCCGCCTTGTTGTCAATCTTACTTTCGATCCGGTCGAGACGAACATCAAGCTTACTGGAATAAGATTCAAAAGCCTTATTGATGGACTCGACTGCATCTTTAAGCTCAGCACTTGTGGAGTACGTTTCCGCTACATGCACACGGTACTCTCCAAGCTCTTTAATGGCCCTATCAGCCGTCTTCTTTACATCTAAGTAGTTCGCCCATATCACGGCGCAGAACGCCCCGATCAAAGCCTGTAAAGGCCAAATAAGCACACTGTAGTCCATCTCAATCCTTTGTAATAAGTCTCATCTCGTAGCCAAGCTTCATGGCTTTCTCTACTACTTTCGCTGGTGTTGCGATAGGCCCAAGGTCGAGACTAGACAGTCTGCGCATAGCAATGGTAAGCTCTGAACACTGCCACAGCCCGTCATAGCCTATTTTTAGCAAATCCAAATATCCCTCAATTGCTTCGAGCTTGGAATACCCGTCCCCGACTTTAGACAACCCATACTGTTTCTCTTCCTCGGTCATGGGCTTATCTGGTGTCGGAATGTGGTAGAACCCTTCACTAAGGCGCTCTTCTAGGCGAGTGATTGAAACATGAGGTACAATCGCTTCAATGCAGTAGGCATCTCCATCTTCTACAAGAGCGACGCATACGTGACTAAACTCGGACCTCGTAGCCATCCTAACGATTTGGGACTCAATATCTTTTTCAGAAGCCCATGACTGATGCGAGAGTGCGATGAGGTCACCACTCCGTACAACATTTTTAAATTCAGAGAATTTCATATTGTTCCTTTACAGGACGTTCCTTTGAATGGCTACAAGAGCAGAACTATTGCCACACTATCGCTGCGATTTCCTCTTGTGTTGTAGCTGTCGCCAATGCAGCCTTCAACTCTTGTGAATAAGAGAAATTGGCAGTTCCTTGTGCAGTCATGGCAGCGTACATTTCTTTGAAAGCGTCAATGTCAGTCATCGGGATAAAAGTGTTATCTGTGGCCTTCCATGCGCCCGGAAAGCCTTCAGGGAATGTACCGAACAAGGCAATGTGATTGGCTACGCCGTCAATGTCAGAGCGGGACAGGGCATCACAAGCAATAAGCTTACCGTTGTAGGGGAATGTGGAGAGGTTGGCTGATGCTCGCCATACGTTGATTTGGACGTTTTTGGCTGCTTTAATAGTCGTAATGTCTATTACGCGCGGCACAACAATCACCGGCTCTAAGCCGTCTCGTGTGTCATTAGCACGGTAGTTTACCCACACATCGCGTGTAGCATCGTCTACAACAATCATACGGGTAATGTGGTCTTCTGGCGGCATTTGAAAGTAGCAGCCGTCGAGTGTGCCGTCTGGCAGGTAAGTTACGTAGCTAAATGGGATAGGAAATTCTGTCGTGTCGTCCATATCTTAACCAATCTTTTCAATCATAATTTCTGTGTACACTTCTACTTGGCCTTGGTTCCCGGATCGACCCCAAAATGCCGGCGACGCACCGGACCAAAGGTCACGAAGTTCAAGTGTTGTTGTCCCAGCCAAGGTGATTACAGCCATTAATTCGGACACTTCACCGTAGATATCAGAAGCACCTGAATAATCGAAGTTAAAGGCTGGCGAGCCAATCGCTACATAGCTACTAGTCGTTACGTTGTACAGCGCCAGCTTCCTCATAACGGCACTATTGAGATGGAGTGGCGACCTTGCGCGAACCTTATACACACCTGCTGGCACGCCTGTGATCTGGTTGCCTGAAAGTGCAACGCCGCTAATCTGGTTAGTCTTCACAGTGTTCAAAACGCGCCGGTAACCTCCAGTAACAGATGTCCCTGCTGCCCCCGTTGTACCTGCTGCCTGCTCCTCACGAGCGTGGAATACCAGAACTCCTGATTGACCAGCAGCCCCTGTAGCCCCCATGTCACCTGTGCGCTGGAAGAGTAGTACGAGAGAGTCGCCATCATTAAATGGGGTTGCACTACTCTGTGCAACAGGCGTAACTGTAGCTATGCCGTACAATCCTCCGCCGTTCAAAACATACGCACTTACATTAAATGTGGCCCACTTAGTTGTATCTCCAACCTTCACTAGTCGGATCACACCTTTAACTGTGCTAGACGAAGCATTGAAGTCATTGAGAATTGCAGTAACTGTAGAGCCGCCAGAGCTCTTTACGTCGGCATAGATGGAGTTGGCTGTTGTGACCGTGCCGCCGCTATTGAACGAAAGCCGCCCACCTGCAGCTTGTCCGACTGGTGTTGGGGTAGCTGCATAAGTGTACGGAATCGCATACGCCCCGCCTGCTGCAATGCTATTCAAGTTAGCAGCAAGCGTATTAGCATCGCTAACAAAAGTGGGCAGTGCAGCAAGAAAGGCATCTGCCTTCGTAGCAAAGTTGGTCGGATCGCTCCGTTGTGGTACTGCTGGTAGAGATGTAATTGCCATTTATAATCCTTTTAAATTCTTTTACACAAGTCCGTCAATTTCAATAGTACAAATGCTCACATCCGGGTAGGGGATAGTCACATCCCACGACTTATAGTAACCATAAATTGCAGCAGACTTATACTGGCTACTGCCGATGAACAGAATAGGTGTTGTCCTAATACTGGAAAGCAGATTGAACGTGAAGTCAATGTCTTCATTATTCACATACACATCCCAATTAGCACGTTTAGCAAACGCCCTAGGAGTGATTGTGTAGTTACCGAATGCATCTTTTGTCTTCACAGAATAGTCTGTAATACCAATCTTAGCCCCAAACTCCACGCCCTTCTTTTCGCTAGAAATGTCTTTAGCTTTGCCATATATCACTGCACCAACTGCTACAGGATTGCCAGAAGCTGCCGCAAGAGAGACAGAAACATTCATGTTGAGATACGGAGGAAGATCGTTTAGAATAATGTCTGTCTGCTGCCTGAAGTCAGTGAAGAAATACAAGCTCCAATCTGTAATTTCCACTTCATCGGTGTACAAACTAACATTCGTGTCGTACACTTGTGTCGAGCCATAATATGCTGTCACTCGTGCAGATTGTGCATTAGTGTTCAGCAGCGCTACGGTGTCAATAAGCTGTGGAACATTTACAGTGAATGCTGCGTTGGTTGTCGCTGTAAGCTGCGACTGCACAACAGAGTCGAACGGCTTCCACCTATTTGTACTACCACAATCGAGCCAGTACGTTGGGCTTGTTGATGGGTCGTTGTTCAGGTTGGCACTATCGTGTCCTGTGTGAACACCACTACCTGCACTTGTAGTGTTGATTACTGTGCCACCTAATGTTGCTGCTACATTGAACGTATCTGTGTTAGCATTCACGACATAATAAGTTGTGCCTGCTGTCAACCCTGTTGGCAGCGTTCCTGTTGTGGTGAACGTCACTGCTGTACCATTAGGCAGTCCATGCGCAGTCCATCCAATAACAGCAGGAGATGCATAACTGATTGTTACGGTAGATGAGCCTCCACGAAGCGATTCAAACACTTTATGCAGACTCGTTACAATCACTCGCTGACCTAATGTGTAGCTTGTGCTGCTAGAATATGCTGCGTAATCATTTTCTGCTACAGAGGAAGCAAGCAGGCCGCTTCCATTGAGGGAGTCTGCTGCTCGTGCGGACGCAGTGGAGGTTGTAGCGATGTAACTGGTTGCTGCGGAGCCTGCCTCTAGCTGAGCGCCCCAGTAATACATCCCGCCTGTGCTGGACGATGCGTACTGTGTTTTAGGATAAACATACACCGTTAGGGTGTTGCTCTGCGCAGTAACGGACAACTCTACTCTATACCAACCTCCACCGATATTTGTAAACTTCGTTGCAATTGCGCCGGGTTGGACATACACCACGCTGCTGACATCTAGGGCATAAGTCGCGTAGCAATCCGTGCTGCCGGAGATCATACGAACGTCAAATCTGGAAGACGTTCCTGCTTTAACAAACAGAGACACAACATAGTTGTTGCCAGATGTTACGCTAGCAGCTTGGTAGAACGAACAAAAATCGGTGCCGCCGCTATTCACAATAAGATCACCGGATAATGTGCCGTCCGGGGCTGCTGTTGCCCCCGTTGTAGTGCTCATATAAGGTGCCCCCGCGTTTGTCCACGCGGCTAGGTGCCCTGAATTCGGCAGTAAGTTCGTTGCAGCGGCCTCCAATAACAAATAAGGAGCCTTCGTTAAATCACTAGGATCATACGTATATCTTGGCGTATCTACAGCAGCAGTTTGTAGTACACCATTATTATCAAAATAAGTGCCTACAGAGGCACGAGAAAATGTACCTGCTTGTGTAACAGGGACAGGCTTTACAATTTTCAATTCATTTGCCTCTTATTAAAGAGAGAATCCCCGAAAGGATTCTCTTCGCATTACGCTGATACATCACGAGTTTCAGGCTGACCATCTACGTCCCAGCGCTTCAACACTTTTACGATTTCCTTCGATGTCTGAACATTAGCAACATCCCCCGCACGGATTGTCTCTTTAAGGGAAGCAATCTCTTCACGCAGATTCACCACTTCGTTGCTCAAGGCTTCAGCATTCGATTGAGGACTCTTCAGACGTTGCATCAATTCCAAGTTATCACTTGCGGGCACGATTCGCTCACCTTTATGAACCATAGCAAGCATGTCTTCAGGGAGTTCATTCGTCCCTTTGTCAAACGAAGGAATCTTGTTCTTTAAGTCATGATACTCATCACTCGACATCATCGCTTGCTTGATAGCCGAAATGTCCACGCCATTGTTCATCTGTTGTGTCCAGAATCCCAATCCACCAGCATCAGCAGGACGATTGAACAACGACTGGTACAATTTCTGCACTTGAGCTTCAGGAGAATTGTTAATCGCATTCAGGATGTCTTCGATAGGCGTCCCTTTTGTGATTTGATTCTTCCAGAAGTCCAACCCTGCTTGATCTGGAGCACGCCCCAAAGAAGTTTGATAAGCTTGAGAGATAGCAGATTGTCCACTGACAAGAGGATTCTTGTTAGCTTCGCTGATAGCCAAGCCGAGGGCGTTCAATGCTTGATCGATGCTCAACAGCGTTGTAGACTGCCCTTTCAGGATGTCAATTTGCTCTTGAGCCTTAGCAACTGTGTCATCTAAGCTCTTAATCTCAGCGTCATATGCAGCTTGTGCAGCAGTCTTCTGATCGTTAAGAGTTTGCAGGATTTTGTCGCTTGTTGATGCGGCGTCGTTGCTGTATTTCGCCAAATCAGAGATGGTGTTCTGAGTGCGGTAGAAATCACGTTGGTAATCCTCAGCACTTGAGAACATCGCCGTAGAGTCGCTTGCAGCAACACTCAGAGGATTCTTCAGGCTGTCTGCATCAGGAACAACACCAGACTTAAACAACGTCAAAGCATCTCGAAGCTGCTGCTGTGCTTGAACTCGCAGCGCCCTTGTTACATCGGCTGCTTGCACAGATGGCTTCATACCATCAAGCGTAGATTGAAGGCTAGATGCCAGTGCTTTCAGCTTCTGGTTAGCATTGGTTTCAAGAGTAATCTTGTCGTCAATCTGCTTCATCTGAACGTCGAAAGCATTCTTCAGCACAGTTTTCTGTCGATCTACAGCTTTTTGGAACACATTGAAAGCATTATCCACATTAGCAAGACTCGTAGTTGCGCCATCCTGCATATCTTTGATGGCCTGTGCTTGTTGTGTAAGAAGATATATATTGTCATAGAGCGCCTTGTTACTATCGTCTATAGCATTACGTTCTTTCTCATGTAATTGAGCAGAGGTCATCGTCAGTTGGTCATACTGGTCTTGCAAACTCTTACGTTGGTCAGCAATCTGTTGGGCCGTCATTGTAGTGTCTACAATAGCGTCATGCACTTGGGCGAATGCCCCCGCAAGATTAATCAGTGCTGCGTATTCCTTTTGCCCTGCTTCGGTTGTAAGATCAAGGCCAAGCACCACTTGCTTAAATTGCTCACGAGTTTGCACCCAAGACAGATTCCATTTCGCCAATTCAGCATCAACAGACTTGGCAATTGGGGCAATCTTCTCAGCGTTAGTGAGGAAGCCGTCAACGAAGGTTTTTGTATTCTTCGTAAGAGCTTCTACACTACCTGCTGCACTAATCAAACCCTCGGATACATTTGCTGCATCAACACCTACAGCAGTGAGAGACTTGCCAAGAACAGCAAAGACATCCTTCACTTGCATGAAGTCGTTAGCAACACGAGCAATCGTCTCAAGATACCCTTCACCAACCTTCTGAAACTTATCGAATCCAGACAGACCATATTGCGCCATGTCGTCACCAAGCTTACTGAATACAGCTTGCAGTTGCTTTTGAATCTCGTCTCCAGAAAGCCCTTTAAGCGAGATGTTTCCAATGTCTACAACAAAGCTTTGCAGATGTGCTGTAAAATCATCAGTGCAAACCCCAAGAGTTTTTGCAGCAGCAGTGATGGTGTCAGACATCCCGACAATAATCTTTGCAAACTGATCGTTTGCTTGTTGGCCGAGGGAGGTTAGGCTGGTGTTATACTTATCGCTATGGAACCATCCACCATCCGTTTTTGTGTCTGTGTACTGACTAGCATTTACACCATTTGCCATCACATCCGCAACAGAGGTTTTACCTAACGTGAAGCCAGTGTCAATTGTATGTACATTGCCACCAAAGATAGAGTTAGCAATTTTACCAATTGCGTTTCCAATAAAACCACCAGAGAGTTTGTTCAGAATCTCAGTGATTGGCCCCATTATGAGTGTCGTACCAAGGGCAGAACTTGCAAAACTTGCAGCACCGCCTTTAGTGGTGTCTGCCAGATTGCCTGTAATGCCTGTTGTACGGACAACCAAGGCAGCAAAACTTGAAATGTTATCCGAAACATTCTTCAGATACCCAACCATTTCGTTGCCTTGCGCCAGCCCCAAACCACTATTTTTTTCAAGGACGGAGATGGAGTGGGCAATACTATCGCTCTTAGCTTTGTCATCCCCAAGAATACTACCAGTGCCTTGCGCAGCTTGACGGTCAGCCGCAGAAGGAGGTTTGCTGCCACCCCCACTGATAGCCACACCAAAGCCCGCAACAAGAGCAGTCATTGCAGCCACACCGGCAAAGCCACCAAAGCCAGATTGTGCAAACATTGTTGCAGCACCAGCAGCCAGTTTTACAGGAATCGAAGCAAGCGCTTGGGCCATTTCAGCCAAGTGGTATGCTTGCGAAACCGTCTGCATCACTTTGTAGCCCTTAGACTGATGGTCAAAAAACTGTGATGCAGCATTCGCCATGTTGCCATACATGTTCAACTGATTCTGCTCTTGCTGATTTTGCAGGGCTGTGATAAGCTGTGTTTGCTCAATTTTTGAGAGGTCGGTGCGCCTGTTAGCTTCAGCAACTTTCTGTGTCAAATCGATTTGATTAGCTTGGCCTTCCGAGAATGCTTTAAACATTTCACCAGCAGCTTTACCAGATTCACCAAAAGCTTGTGTAAGCGCTTTCTGAATCTCGTTGCCAGCGTCTTTCCACAGTTTCACTTGTTCAGCAGCGTTGGCTTTCATTGCTGCTGGGGTGTTAAGGGCGGCAGCATTCCCAGCCTGCACATCCTCCCAAGCCTTCTGAGCCTTGCGCTTGTCATCCAAAGCATTCTTCCGAGCATTCAGACGAGCGATTTCAGCCGCCATCATTGTGCCGTCAACCCCATCGAACTGCTTCAGAGCATCAATGCGCTCTTGGATGTTGTCAATCTCAGCCTGAGTGAAATAGTCCTGCATCTGTTTCTCACTGATGCCAGCCTTACGGATGGCTTCAGGGATCAGATTGTAGCCAGCGATCTTGTCTTGAAGGGCTTTTGTCTCAGCATTGATAGTTTGAGTGCCTTTGACATACATTTCTTCCCGGTTGTCTTCGGCAGTTTTGTTTGCACGTTCCAATGCAGTGTCGGCGGCGTCTCGATCAGCAGCAAGTTTTCCTCGCAGCATGTCGTAGCGCTTCTCAATTTCAAAACGTTTGGTTGCAGCCTCTTCTGCCAGCTTGTCCTTGTTCTTCGCACCGTGGTCATATAGGTTAGTGGCAGCAATCTCTTTTGCCTCTGTATCATCAATCAGTTTCTGTCGATCATTGAAATACTTCTGCTGATCGTTATAAAGTTTGAGGGCAGACACTTCATGATGCTTAGCCTTGTCTTGCTCCAGCTTCATTTCCTTATCTGCGAAATAAGAAGCCTTCTCAAACTCCATTTGCAATTCAGCGATACGCGAATTCACCTTGGACATACCAAGGCCGGGAGTTGGTGTAACTTTCTGCTTGTATTTCTTCTCAATGATTGCCATTGCTTCGGCATCTGCTTCAGCAGAGAATAGTTCAGACTTAAGCCCTGCTGCCTTAATCGCTGCACGGTCTGCTGCATCGCGCGCAGTTTGTGCTGTTAGAGTATCCTCATCCTTGCCCATATCAAGCAGAGTACGGCGATGGATAAGCGCCAATTCTGCTGTGCGAGCAACCTCTTTGTTGTGCTGCTCTTGCTTTTCTTTCTCAGCTTGATCCCTGATTTTCTTTTCAAGCCTAGCCACTTCTGCAATAGCATTGGCTTGGTGGGTTTGTTCAGGATGTACACCATTCACACCTTGAATCTGAGCGAGATTGTCCTTGGCATCTTCCAGTTGCTCTGTCAGCGACTTCTTATGGAATACGTTATTCCACATCTTAGAAGCCTTCTCGGCAATGGTGTCAAACAGGACGCCAATAGGAGTAAGGTTGTTCTTAAGCTCCTGAACACGCTTTTTCTCTTCTTCGGCCAAACTACCAATTGCTTTCTTGGATGCCCCTGCTGCATCTCCAATACGCTCCAAATGGATAATTTCATCCAGCATTTGTGGAGTGAGGAAATGAAGCTGCTTATCAAGCTCCATTGCTGCTTCAGACACACCTTTGAATCCACGCTGAGCGCCTTTAATCGGCTCAGCAGCAAGCTTTTCGAATTGCTTGATTGTGTTGTCAATTGCAACACCACCATACTTTTCAAGACCTACAGCAGCTTCAGTAATCAACTTGATTTGGTCAGCAGTGAATTTGCCAGTGGATGCCAGTTGGATAACAGCTTCACGAGCAGCACCAAACTTGCCTGTAGCCTCGCCAATCTTGTTAGCCATGTCATACAGTTGATCGCCTGTAACACCGATTGAGTGACCTGTCAAAATCACTTCATTGCGCATTTCTTTCAGTGCGGTACCACTCTTAGTGAATGTCCATATTGCTGTACCCACCACTGCAACAACAGCAGCCACAGCAGCAACAAGCACTCCCAAACTCACTCCAAGGCTTGCTGCAAAAGCACCAGCTTTTTCAAGCACGCTAGGCAAGAAGTTAATACGTTCTGCCAACACGATAAGAGAGCCACCAAAGCGCTGAAACTGCCCTTGGCTAAGCTCGTGAGTCAACACCATCAGTTCGCGTGCAGAGCCTGCGGTGAGGAGGTTAAAGGACTCGTGCGGGCCTTTTGCATTCTTGATGGTGTTGATATAACCGTCAATTTTATCCTTGGACTCACTGCCTGCCTGCATAAGTCCAAGCTGTGCTGCTTTAGTACGAAGCTGTTCTGCGTTATATTCGCGGAGTTCTTTAGTAGTCAAGCCAACTTTTTCAGCTTGCGTCTTAAGCATAGCTGTGAACGCATCTCCATCGGCTTTCAGAGCTTTTGTGTCAGCATCCAATTTGGCATTAATCGCCATAGCTTCAGTCTGAGCTTGCCGCTTATCGAAGGCAGCATTCATGCGATTGGCAAGCTCTTGTTCAGCAGCATAGCGTGCCTCAGCAGCGTTCTTCTGAGCTTGCTGTTTCGCCAATACATCTTGATGGTCTTTCTCTCGCTTGGCCGCCTGATCGGCGTAATAACCTTCAGCACCGGCACGCAACTTATCCATCATTACCATGCCATCGTAAAGCTCCTGCTGAGCAGCAATAGCAGCTTTGGCAGCTTTGTCGGCATAATATGTGTTGGATTTCTCCGTCATCATATCAATGATGGCGTTGTACTGAGAGGCAGCTTGTTGGGCAGCATCTACTTGGGCTTTGGAACTATCCTTAGAGGATTGAGCAAGCTTAGTTGTACTCTTTTCGGCTTTCTCGCCAGCCGCTGCGAGGTCGTTAAGTTGTTTAGTTGTCGCCTCGATTCCCGACCCGGAAACCACGACTTGTAGTGAGCTTGCCTCTAGTGCCATATTTAAGCCTTTCTAAATGCATTCAACGCATCGCGCATCTTTATTGCCAATGCAATCTTGTCTACTTCTTCATCTTCTTTTTGTGGTGCGTATGGTGCAGGACGTTTCGGGTCCGTTGCACGAGATGCTTCAGCACAGTATGCTTCTGACATCTTCTTCAGTGTCTGCCGCTCCCAAAGAGTTAGCTCTAGCTTGTTCTCTGTACGGAAGGCTTGCAACTCCTGCCAAGATAGCGGAGCAAGGCCCATGCCAGTGCTAGTTCCTTGGCCTGATAAAAAGAATAGCTCCTTTAGGTGTGCATAAGCCGAGGGGATTTCGGGCAAATTTACCTCTAAAGGAGCTATTGTTGTACTGCTTATATTGTCTTCAGGTAAATCTGAATCTATTCGTTCTTGAATAAGAGGCACATTGTTTTGAATGGCCTCTAGTCGAGAGCAGCTTTGCTTGTCAGGCGTAGCACCAAGCCACGCCATTTGTCTGACATATAGCAGAAGCTGTTCTTCGATTATTTCAAGAACGCCTCCGTCTTTCCCAAGAACTCATTAACCTGCGTTTTAATCCAACCAAAACGCTCGTCCGAGTACAGTTTACGGAAAGCTTCTTGGGAATCTACAGGCTCGCCGTCAAGCGTAAGATTCTCAGCAGTGACCGACAGAGCAACAAGGAAGTTTACGCTTTGTTCGCGCGCCTCTGCTGGAGTGGCTTCACGCTTGCCGCGCTTCGCTGCTGCTTTCATCATCGCGTCCACAGCGCGTGCATAGGTTTGCGAAGCTTGGCCCTTGAGGATAATTTGTACAGGCTTGGTTTCTTCCTTGTCAGCGTACAGTGGCATATCAGTTGCCGGATGGGTGAGGTGCAGTGCAGCTTGGTCTTCAAGCGCCAGAGTGTTCAGTTCAAAAGTCATGGTAGAGTTTCCTTCTTAGTTATGTTATGCTTCTGGTGAAGCGGAGTAAGAGCTATGTTGCTCTTTGATTAGTGATTCAATTCGGTTTAGTAGGGCGGCTTGGTCAACATGGTAAAAGCACTCGGTGTATCCTGAAAATTTCTCTGTTGGAGACTTATATGTTTGCCACAACTCACTCAGCAGTTTTGTTTCAAGACTCAACGGAACTCCGCCGTCATCGAAGTGGTAAAACTTCAAAACTTCGAATGGGCGTTCAGACTTCTTAGCAATAAACTTGCAACGGATTTCAGGGTTCCTGTTTGTAATGCCAACCTTAGTTAATTCACCATCGTATAGAACATAAAGATACCCAGATTTGTTTACTTTATACCCGTTGTTACCACATTTAGAGCAACCTCGGCCTGCTATGTGAGCGCCAGCGCTCTGCCAGAAATAGCCGTGCTCTCTGCAATGAATTTCTACTTTGTTGTACGCACCGTTGTAAATGGAACGATCATAGCCATACCGAGAACCGTGCTCCTTAGTGGCGTCAAGGACAAAACGCTCCGTTGACTTCTTACAACGCTCACTCGTGGCTTCTTTAGCGCAATCCGCACAACCTCCAAAACCTGCTAGATGCATATTCGGAGTCACAGAAAGCCACTTATTATGCGTAACACAACGAATCTTCACTTTAAGATTGCTTTTGATGTAGTCCACTTCAGAGTAGTCAAATCGTGTTCCAAACTTCTCAGTTCCATCTTTGACAAACTTCTCGGTATTACTGCGGTTCTTCAGACCACCTCGTTGTTTAGCGCATTTAGGGCAGTCCGCTCCTTTCGCGTGCAGTGCTGGCGTAGTCGTGAAATATTCTTGATGGACAGGGCAAAACAACTCAATAGATTGTTTATTTCCTCTCCAATCAACACCATCATAATTGAACTTTTGTCCGTGATGTTCACGCGAGGCTTTGACGAATTCTTCAAACTTGCTGCGCTTATTCAAGCCATTCTTCTCGTATCCACAATCACGACAGCCTTGTCCTGCCATATGACACTCTGGCGTCATCTCGAAGGTGCATTCGCAGCGATTGCAGAGAATCTTGACCTTAACATCCGTCTTCACGTAGTTTACAAATTGGTATCCGTAGTCTTGTCCATGCCGCGCGACACTCCGCGATAAGAATTCTCCCTCTGAGAGTCGTCTGTTAAGACCCCGCTTATCTGCAGCACACTTGGCGCAACCAGTCCCTCTCATAAATGATCCGGCTTTCACTTCAAACCAATCATGGATTGGACAACCGACAGTAACTTTCGACATCGTTCCGCGATACACAATTCTTTCTAAATTGTACGTCGAGCCGTGGGCGTTAATGCAGTTAGCTAGATATTCTTCTTGTGTTAATTTCTTTGGCATCCCTTGTGTACCTTTATTAGATACACTTAGGCGGGAGGTAGGTATCCGGCCTACACTCCCGTAAGTGTCAGTGTAAAACTTATATTAAGTCATCTTGTGGAGGAAAATAACTTAAGAGGCGCTTCACAGCGGTACTCTTGTTACTTAAAGAGGGCGTGAGCCCTCTCCTATTAGAACGTAACCGGAATCGAATCCAGTTCGATGTCAACGTTCATTTGCAGAATCTGCTCCGCAGTTCCTACTGTGGTGGGTGTACCAAGTACGATGCCTGTAAAGTAGTCCGACACCCCAAGTGCGGTGGGATAGACCACTTTAAACGACTGCGAGGTCCGATTGTTAGCAGCAGTTTGCAGTGCAGTGACATCTGCCCCAGCGTGGCGAGCCAAAGTGACCGAGAGTGTGCCTGCATCGACACTTGTTGCACGTTTGACAACTACTGCGGTGTCAATCGGAACGTGCTTCACGGTGCCCGCTTTTGCACCGAACGTACCCATATTGCTGACCTCAGCGATAAGAATCCAACCTGAGACAGCAGTATAGCCAGCTTGGTCAAACGAAGAAGGGAGGTTAGGCGAGATATACAGTTTTGTAGTTGCGCTAGTAATAGCAGAAGAGCCAGCCATTTTATTTCCTTTTAAATTTTAAAAATTAAACCCACAGCCGAGCTTTTACGCCCGAAGCTCCGGTGACAGTAACAACGCCCTGCAACCAAGCAGAAATATTGTCAAGTTTTACTTGCTTAGTCTGACCAGCAGCCAGAGCAACGTTATAGCCAGCGCTGACATCAACAGTCTGCCCAAGACCCTGCACAAACAGAGTGGTAGAGCCACTACCGTCAATATTCGCAGTAAGAGTGCCAGCGGTATCATTCGTAAGCTCTAGCACTTGACCCGAACCAGCAACATAAGTAAGAGTGTCCGAAGCGGATAGCACAGTGGTTGTAACGGCTACAGCAGAAGTAGCTGTGCTGACGTTGTTGGTTTGCGTAATAACAGCCATTTAAATTCCTTTAGAATTGGTTAAATTTCTTGCCTATATTTCACCCTCACAGCAGCCATCCTGAACTTTGCATCCTGCATAGGAGGACTAGCATTCGGAGGAGATTCTACTGAGAAAGTTGTGTATCGTTCCTTGTCATTCACAGGGAACAGTGCTATGATGTTTTCTGTGAGAGCTTCAAGCTCCCGCATGCCCTTGCCGTCCAGTGTATAGCAATTGATTTGAAAGGTGCCGTACTTCCTGATACGAGAAGCATCCACCGTGGCATTCATTGACGCGCTATCTAGGAACAAGATTTCTAGATAGGGGCCATTGGTAGGCTTAACGAAAGGGACGCCTTCGTATGCGATAGGGATGGGTGGCGTTTGTGCTGCTGCAAATGTTGCTACAGCCGTTTCAGCTTCTTGCCGAATGTTCATATGATTGTCTTCAGATAGGTGAACGAGTTAGCCACAGGTGCATACACTCTGCGCATACCAGTCCAAGTCCAACCGGAGATTGGGTCTTTACCAGCAGGCCAGCCAGCGTATTCGACACGGAACGCATAATTAAGATTGTTGGACAAAGAAACAAACCCGTCCTTCTGAAAGAAAGCATTGCTTTCCTTAACAATGCTTTCAATCCTAGCTATGCTATCTGAACCGTTGCTTGTAGCTCCAATGATGCTCATGTCGAAGCTGTTCACAGCAGGAAACCAGTTGGCAACAAAATGGCCCGCTACATACGGACCGTCACCTACATGGGGAGAATTCTGAACAATACGGACAAAGTATTGATAGGCAACCCAAGTAATCTTGTAGTTCACTTCTTGCAGAACACGTTCGATGTTCTTCTTAAGATGGTCTGAGAATACTCCCAATGCCTTCTCCTTTAATTCAGAATTATATCATCAACAAGGCTTCTTGTCAAATTTTACGCACTCTTAGTGATGTCTTGTTTGTAGATGTATGAGTCTTTCACAAGTGTGCGTTTGTACCCTTGTCCATCCGTCATCTCAATATCAAAGTAGAAAAATCCAATTTGATTTGCCTGAGCCTCTGTAGGGGCAAACTCTACAACACCTGTTGCGGCGTCTGTAATAACACCGTCAAGTTGGTACACTTGTGTTGTAGTATCTACGGGGTTCTGAACAGAGTTAAGTGTCAACTTGAAAGAGCAACCCGCCAGATTCACCACATCACCTGTTGCTGCATTAGAGATGGTGAAACTGTCTGCGTAAGTATCACCCCTAGTTCTAGTTATTTGCATAAATGATTCCTTAGTTAAGGGAGATGTTATATGGGTTGCCAGACAGTGTGATTTGGTACGGAGATAACACAAGCGCAATATTAAATTTATCGCCAATCGCCGTGTAGTGGACACCACCTTCTGTTGTGCCATGCACTGTTGATGTGCCTGTGGCATTGCACATTACCGCTGCCACTGTTGCTGTTATTGTACTTATTACGCTAGTGCCAGCAGAGAACCCTGATGATTGCACAATCATCATTGTAACAGGTTGAGAGTTGCTTGTTCCTGTTGATGTACCCTGTGTCGTGCTTACAGAGTTTGCACTTGCTGTAACTGCGCCATTACCTGTCGTATTGCCAGAAGACGAAACAACTGCTCCGCCGTTCGCGTTAGCTGTAGACAATCCACTAATGGTGCCTGATGCAATAATAATGGTATTACCAGTTGCATTTGCAGAAGACGCTCCAGCAGAAGAGCCACTAGCAGACACGATAGAATCTTGCTGTGCATTGCTACCTGTGCCGCTAGCAACAGATGTGCCGTAAGAAGCTCCATCCACTTGCCAAATTGCAACTCCCTCGGCTGTAACACCAGACAAGCAAACTACCGAACCCTCAGTTGAGGTAATCGAGAGTGTTACACCTGTTGCGCTGGATATGCTGTCAGCACTTCCAGATGTTTGCCAAATACTGCACGAGGTTGCTGATACATTCGCCCCGGCGACACTAGAACCTGATGCTGTTACGATTGTGACGGCAGATGCAGATGCAATAGATGATCCTGTAGAACTGCCCGCTGCCGCTACAGTACCAGATGTTTGTGCTGTTCGCGGCCCTACTCCAAGTGGTTGTGTTCCGAGAGGTGAAAGGCCCAAAGCCATATTACACCTCTGGCCAGCCGGTTAAATAGTCGTAAGCAATAACATCTTCAATTGACACCATCGCGGTCACAGCATCCCTGTGTTTCCCGTCTGTCCCGCCAATTGCTGTTTCACACCCGATGAAGCGAGATGCATTAGTATTCACCTTACTAACAAGTTCTGCCACCGATATTCCTCGTGCAGAAGCTTCCGCTGAGAGCATAGGGCATTGTGATGGATCACCTGATGCATTAAATTTTGCAGCTTCCGCTGCTTTAATTGACCAGCTTGCCATTTCACCAGCACTCACTGTGGAGACTACTTTGTCACGAAGAGATTTGGCGTGAGCAGAAATGGCATTGCATTTTTCTGTCTTCACATAGTTCAGGGCATCACTTTCAGTGTATCCATTGATAAACTCTTGTGCCACAATAGGATCACTGGCAAATTCTCCTGAAGAGCCACCTTCAATCTGAATACCTTTATCTGCCAAAGCTTCATACATACCCGGAAGATACCCCGCAGGAAGAATGATTCGGCAGTCTTCGTTTTCGTAGATTCTCATTTGAATAACCCCACTACTTGCCCACCTCCAGACCGCGTATATGCGTTAGATACACTAGCATCCCCGGTAGATGGCAATGCGCCGTAAGTGGCAGATTTATCGAACATCATAAGATCACGGCCCCCACCAGATAATGTACTGCACAGACCATGACCGAAATGGGATAATCTCCGCAGAGAAATAGCACCACTAGATTGTAAGCACAGCCAAACAAAACCCGAAGGCATCCAGAAAGGAGTTGCCATTGTCACAGCCCTAAAGCCTGTAGCGCCAGTGTCAATTTGAGATGCAGAAGTAAATTCAGTGAGAAGATTTCCGGGACCACCTGTGGTTAGGTCTAAATCATAAACACCCATGCGCAGTGTCGAAGATACCACTGCTGTTGTAACATCTACAGCAACTTGAGAAAAAGGTCTTCCGTAAATATACTCACACGGAATATACAGGCGCGAACCTGCTGTCATAGCGTAGGCTGCTGAGTTACTATCGTAAGTTACACGAGTATTGAAAGGTTGCCACACATCAGAGTTTGAAGATGTGACATTAAATGTGCTAGTAAGTGGTGCCTTCTGCGTATTTGAACCACCACCAAATGTAATAACAATATTGGCGGCTGTGGAACCGAACGTTAATGCTGTCGGATTTGATTTGTTGTAGGTTCCACCCGACGACCACGTTTTTAAGATGTTGCTGCGCGTCAATACGTTAGTTGCTAAGTTAACTGTACCGACTCCAGACTCTTCCTTCAGCAATGAAGTAAGGGTGGAGTCTGTGTACTCTGCAATCTGGTATGCCATCGCCAACGAACCGGATGTGCCAAAAACATCAGTAGGTTGCGGAAAGCCATCCCCCCTGCTGGCAAGCTGCAATGTGCTCGCACCCCCTGTTCCGTTATGTGTGCAGCGAAGAGCGTCTGCAAACATAATCAGTCCTCGGTAACCAGATTTGCAGCAGTAGTAATACGTGGAATTACGCCTACAGCCATAGTGATGTTAGGTGTGAGCGTGCCGCTATAAAGAATCTTACCAGTACCCGACGAAGACGTACCAATCGAGAAATGGGTGAGTGCTGCGCCCGGAGAGGCTGTACACGAGGGGAAGTCGAGGTTGCTAACAAGATTAACTGCGTTGGCAGTGACCGTGAAGCCTGCCGAAGAACGGGCAACACTCATGCGTGTGTAGCCTGTATATGCTGTTTCGCTGGTCGTTTGATTGCCTGCTTCGCCCGGATCAGCAGTGTGCAGAGCAAACCACAGATTGCCAGCAGCAGCACTTGGTTGAAGCCCCGCTGCGTCACCAATGTTAGCGATTGCAACATTGTTGAAGATGAGCTTCATGTAATCATTTTCATAAGCATCCGATTTGCCTGCCATGTCTATTTCCTTTTAAATTTATTCACGAACGTACAACTCATATAGAACAGCACCACCGGCTGTCATAGAGGTGTTAAATTGTTTTACAGTAACAATCTTGTAAGACACCCCATTAATCTTGATGAGGTCTTTGTTGGGTTTCGGTACAGGCATCGTCACTCCTGTTGCTTTTTGTGGAGGTTGGATGTACACTTGTTTATCGCCAGATTGCACAAGAGTGTTCTTCTCTTCTCCTAATCCTTCAGTCTTGCGAACATAGTCTAGAAAGACAGCATTCACTTGGAAGTTTTGATATGTAACAGAAGCTTCAGATGTGGACGGGTCATAAGCACCAAGCGTAGCAATTTGTAGAATTGCTGTAGAGCCGAATTGGCGCATCATTTGGGAGACGGTACGGTCAAATTGGCTGATAATCGTCATGCTCAATTCCCGTTAATATTGCCGTTTACAACAGCACCGCTGTAAGGGTCGAATGGACCTGTAGAGATTTGATGCAGGCGTTCGTCCGAAGTTGGATGAGTGTAAGCACCGTTGAAGTCTTCTTTGAATTGCAAGATTGGGTGCGTTTCGTCTGCGCCTGCAACGTAGGGAATAGGGCATGTATTTCCGAACGTAGGGTCTTTTAGAACTAACAGCAGGTAAGCTTTATATTGCTCAAATGCTTGTTGCCCATAAACTTCCAACACACCCATCTTACTTTGCGTGTTAAAAGCCAGCCCTGCAAGTATATATTGCCCACACAGAATTGTTGCTGCCCTAAGATTGCCATTGCTGTCGTCCAGAGCAGATTGATACACTTCGTCAGGAAGTTGGGGAATGTCTAAATAATCACCTAGTCTATAGCGAAGCTTCCCGATTGGTGAACTCAGGTCGATTAGTGGCATGTTTGCTCCTTAATAAATCTCCTTAGCATAAGAGCCTCAAAAGAAGCTCTTACAGTCAAGAGACTTAAGCCCCGGAGGGCTTAACATTCTTAGTTGCTCGACGTAACTTTGATGATCGAAGCAGGGCGAGTGGTGAAATAGAGAGGAGCAGCTTCCATCTCGAATTCAACATACTCATCGCGCGGGTCGATGTAGGAGCGAACGAACAGTTCTTGGCCCGGTTGGTTAGCTTCCGACAGTTTAGCCGAAGGGCCGTTATAGCCACGGAACAGGTCTTTCACACCTTCTGCATAGGCGACGCCCGACGAAGCAGCAAATGCATCTTCAGTGGTGCCACCCGGCAGATTGAACGTTGCGTCATACGAGACAAATTTAATGCCGCGCAGAGTGAAATGGTCCATGATGCCCCACTTCATGTACTCGGTGTTGTCGTCACGCAGAACTTGGTTGCCAGCACCATTCGCCATGTAGAACTGATATGCATTCTTTACGTTTGCATGCGAAATCAGCTTGTCGTAGAACACCGGATCAACCAGCACCGAAACACCCGAAATAGCGCCACCATTCAGGACATTCTTAGCGATAGTGGTTTTCAGTTGGCGAATAATCGAATCAACGTTGGTAGTCGAAGTACCAAGCAGGAAGTCGATAGTCGTTTGGGT